GTTCCGTTGTGTCTGATCAATTTGTCTAATGTTTTATATTTTCTTGCTTTTTGCATAGGTTTCAGGTTCTCTCCGAATCCTAAATAAGTATTTTTCAATTCCATCTTGTTTCCCTCCATTATAATTGATTCAAAAATAATTTTTATTCGCTGTTATAGAGTGTATGGATTTCATTGGCTTGCTGTTATAGAAAAAAGTTGGTCTATATGCTCCAGCAAATAGCCAGAGCATATATGATTCAATTTTCAGCTTACCTTTTCCGTGTCTGTTGTATTTTGTTCGGACTGCACAAGCATGGAAACATATTTCTTGGCATCCTCTAGCCTGTCGGTGGTTTTCATGCTATAGATTTCTTTTCCATCTTTAAAAATCCGATAGCAACCCCATAGCTTGGAAATCCAATAATTTTGATATGTGTAAACTCTTTTCTTTTCCTTTAAGCCCATGTAAGTAAATTCTTTTGTTTGTGTCTCAAAAGTGATCGTTATTTCTGCTTGCTCAATTCGCTTTTTAAGTGCTTCTTTTTCGTCTTTTCTGATTTTATCTTTATATTTGTTTAATTGTTTTTCAAATTGTTTTGGTAAGTCTACAACCTCAAGCATGTATCTATTTTCCCTGTCTTGGGCTTTTTGGTCTCTGCGCGTGTTTCTTCCTGCTCTGCCCGTAACTGCCCATGACGGATTATCCGCGCGTGCTGACAAGTATTTTATATAAGTTTTGTAATAATTCTTTTTAAAGCGTTGGAGCGCTTCTTTTAGTTTAAAAATATAGTATTCGTTTTGTGTCGTCTGGATGAATTCCTTTGTCTTTTCGGTGTAATGGTTAAAAAGTTCTCGAATCTCTTTATTGTGATCACGTTTTTGAGTTCTAAAAATCCAGTGGCTGCTGTGTTCACGGTCGATTAACGACTGATCGATAATATATTGGTCGTTGTCGTCAATGTTTATTTCAGGATATTCTATGACCGCTGTTATTGGTTCTTTTGACAGTTGGAAAGTATGAATCAATTCGAAACCATCCAATGGATATGAATATCCTTTTCCTGATTCCTGACCGTTTTCAAAGTATAGGAAATAGAATGGCTTTTGGTTTTCTTGTGAAAGGTTCAAATTGACACATTCCAATAAGACAAGCCCATCTTTTTTAAATAAGCGTAAAGGCTTTACGTTTTCTTTTTCAAGTCGTTTTGAAAGTGTTTCCTTTTGCGCTGTTGTTAAGTGGCTGTTATAGTCGTATTCCGTTTGTTCTGCTGCTTGTGTATCGTTTTCACCTGCAAGTTGTTTTGCAAGGGAAATTGTTTCTTCTGATTGTTTAGCGTACCAGCATTTTTTATTCCGTGACCATCTGAAGCCGTGCGCTTTTAGTACGTTGCGAATTTCTTCGGACGGTTTTCCGGAAAAATACAATTCTACACCGTTCTTTTCTTCGTTTAACTGATATGTAGCTGTCACGGCTTCCGTTTGGTTTTCTGATTCTTGGTTTGGTTGTTGGGCTTCTGGTGCTGTTTGTTGCGGTTGTGTTTCTGTCTGTTTTGTTACGCTGTCTTTTGGATCTTCTTCAATGACCAACAAACCCCTGTTATTTTTCATGTCATCGATTGCATTGATAACATAATTTTTCACTTCTTCGCTAACTGACAAGGATTCCATAATACTCAAAGCCTGATCATATAAATATGATTGCCCTTGAATACTCCGCAAATATCTAAACCATAATACGAGCGATTCCGCAGGATTCAAAATGTCTTGCTCTTTTATCTCTTCATAAAACATTCCAGAACCGTAACTTACCATTTCTTGCAAATAATCGTCATAGTAAGAACCTTGTTGTTCTCTTTTGATATATCCCTCTGCTCCTCTTTTTGTCTTTTTAAATGTGTCAATGTGACCATTTGGACGACCAACGGCATAAGTTTTTCCGCGATACAGATTTTTAAAAGCTTTAGCGGCCAATAAAGGATCTGAATTGATAACGGACAATAAGGTTTTTGTCATTTTAAAACACTCCTTTTTGAATTTGTATATAATTTATTTTAATCCTTCCATGATACACACTATTTTATAATAGTGTGTACTAGCAAAGATTAAAATTATTTTTTAATAGGATTCTTTTTAACAATCGGCAATAAGATTGTTTAAAAATTTCAGTTCTTCTTGTTCTCGTTTTGGAAAATTACTAACCGACTAGCAAAATTGTAATTGGAGCCATCTGTAATTAAAAATGTATGATTTTCATATTCAGATACGCAGTCATCTAAAACAGGTTTAACGTCACTAAAATCAATTACAGTATCTTGATTGCATGCGGAACATCTAGCGATATTTTGAAAATCAATATCGAAATAATCAGCATCACTAACATGAACGTTTTCGCCACAATGTGAGCATTTAAGAGATATATCAAATAAAAAACCTCCATTTTTAAAACCGTTGATTTTTTCCAAAACTGCTACAGATTTTCTTTCCATTTTGTTTGTCAGCCTCCTCTAAAATTTATGTATAACTCAAATTTCATCCTACAAACGTCTTGGCGTTGGCCATCGCATGTATTCTGGCGCGGCTCAATCTCAAAGGGAGATGTCTTGGCTCGCTCACGCTCGATTTGTGGAATCAAATTTAAGTTATATTGAATATTTCTTACAATTATTATTATACTCTTTTCTTATAAAAAGTCAATATTATTTTAATTTATTTTTGATAAAAAGAAAAACATGCTACAAATTAGCATGTTTTGAATTCAGTGAGATCTAAGGCATATTCTTTGATGTTGTATTTTTTAATTAAATTTTTGACGTCTGAAAACAATTCTTCTAGTGTCATATTTTCCTTATCAAATTGATTGTAAAAATTGACGTCAATAAATTCTTTTCCACGTTTTAAAATTAGTGCTGCTGTTTCATTTACAAATTTAACTTGATATAACATTTTTATTCCTCCTGATAATTTATAGTATTATTTTTGTTATAATTTATTTTTGAACCACTTCTATTTCATTTTTAATCGCCAATAATGCCTTTTTCAATAATGGAGCACCGCCGTTGTCTACAATGTTTTTCACAATGTAATCAAATTTATTAATTAGTTTGCTTGCTTCTAATGGTAGGAAATCAGCGAGCATTAAAAGATGTTTGATGTCTGATTGCTCGAATGTGTTTTTGTATTCGTATTTGTCAAGCATGTTTTGAATTAACTCATGTGATTCAATTAATTTATTTTTGATATAAAGAGCTTGCTCATTTTTTGAAACGAATTCGGTCAAGTCTAGTGCATATTCTTTTATGCTGTGAGCTTCCGCCAGCTTGGAAGCGTCTTTTTTGAGTTCGTCAATTGTGAGATAATCCTTTTCGAATTGATTGTAAAAGATTGTATCAATTAGTTCTGCTCCGTATTTGAGCATTAAGCAGCCAGTGGAATTTATAAATTTGATTTGATTCATCTGGATCATTTCCTTTCTGTTTTACTTTCTTTAATGTTGTCATCTTTTTTTGTGTTGCTCTCTATCTGTTTTAAATAATTTCTTGAATATGGGTAATTTCATTTAAAAATTCTTTTCCGTCAAGTTTAACAGTACCGTGTTCGTTAGAATCAAAATAAACCCAAGCACCAGACAAGTCGTTTTTTCGTGTAATTAGTTCAATTTGTCCGTCTCCAAATGAGTTTGTAAAAATATGTTTATTTTGTAAAGGTAAAAGTTGTTCAAGAATATCTGATTCCGCTTCATTTAATTTTGGATTCATATCCATTTTTCAATTCCTCCAAATTAGTTTTTGAATTATCTTATGGTTATATAATAGCAGGTTATTCGGTTAATGTAAAGTATTATTTTAATTTATTTTTAATTTTTACAAAAAGAAGGCAGCCAAATATTTGACCGCTTTAATTATGGTTTGTACTTTCTGTTTAAAAAAGACAAGATCAAGTTGACAATAAAGAGTAATGAAGCGACAAATAAAATGATGTCTGTTATTGTCAAGAATGATGAATCAAAATTGTTTCGGACTAAGACATAAAGAACAAGGAAAACAGGAAAAGCAAACGTTTTTAATATTCTTTGCATATTGTTTCAGAATGTGGTATATATTAAGTAAGAGATAGAAGGAAAGCAGTTCCCTCTATACTCTTACTTTTAGCACATCAGTCTACCGACGTTTCTTGCGCCTACGTTTGGTAGACTTTTTCCTTTTGGATTTACGTTTCTTTAATTGCATGAGTTTTGCAATTATGTCTATTGTCGTGCTTATAATCGTTAGCATACCGACAATAGTAGAAACGTAAACTCCTAATTCTTTTATTCCCACACTCTGTTTTCACCTCCTTTCGTATGTTTATGTTTATATTATACCATTAATGATATTATTTGTCTATATTATTTTAATTTATTTTTGTTTTTTATAAAAACGTGGAATGCTAAACAAAGAAGGTTCACTAGGAATAGTGAGCTTTCTTTGTGTTTATTTATTTGCTTGCGTTATTAAGTGAATAAATATATAATGTTTCTTGTATTCAATAGCTTTTTCATTCATTGATCTATTGTTATCCCTATCGTGAGGAGTTTGCTATTGATTAGTGGACTCCTTCTTTTTTTGTGACATGAAATATTAAAAATAAATGGAATGATTAAGCCCAATTTGAAATATATTGTTTTGTGTAAGCCCAGTTGGATTAAAAGGTTAAGAAAATCCCCTTTAATAAATAGATAAAAGGGGATCTCTTTTTTTGTGGATTGATTATTTTTATTGATTGTGGTTATAATGATGTGCAGCTACTTATTTTTCTATACGCATTTTTTCTGGGAGAAAGTGAGTCTGCCAATTTGGTGGACTCGTTTGTTGCAAGTTTAAAGAAAATAAGTTAGTTACTAAAAGTAAGTAGGTTATTATATGTAATTAATTTATTTTATGTTAGTTTATGTATATTAGTTAGTTAGTGGATATATGTGTGTAAGTGCTACAATCCGCCTGCGCTGTTAATATATCGGCTTTTCATTTCCAATATTTGTAAGTTGATGGAATAACCAAAAAATTTTTAATGAGAATCAAAATGTAAATTATTGACAGTCAAAATAACACAGCAAAATAAGGATTTTATATGCTTGCGAGTTACCTATATAATGAATATTATATAGGCAGTTCAAATCCATAATTTACCATGGAGGGGGGATAGTTTACATCCAAAAATTAACAATTATGGGATAAAAAGCCGTTAGCTGGTTCATTTTCACACCACAGCCCCATTTTTCACTCGGTATTCAAATTTCACCCCAATTTTTTTACCGTAATCGTTACCGTAAGACAACGGTAAAACCCTTTATTTTCAACACTTTTCACACTCACATATTTACCGTAATTTCACTAAATTTACCTATTCCACACCAAAAATCGCAACAATCCCCTTATTTTATAGGCATTTTTCGGTAACTCATTAACACATCAAATTTTAATCCACCTATCCATCACTCAATATCCCACAAATTCCAATACTTTTATCATCATTTCATCATCAATTTACCGTTTACCATTAAACCCCCATTTTTTACTTTACCGACCCATTCTCCACTTACGGTTTCCATTTTTGATTCAATTTTTCACCTTATAACGTCAAAAACAAAACATAAAAAAATAAGTGACACATATAATGCCACTTATCACTAACTCCTCTCCATAACTCAATTATCACCCAAAATATTCATTTATAAATTGATTTCCTTTCCCAATTTCACTGATATATAAATTTTCCTTCGCTCTTGTCACTCCCACATAAAATAATCTTGCTTCGTCTAACAACTCACTATTTTCATGTGGAAATGATCCATCTTCTACACCAATTAAAAACACATGCTTAAACTCTAATCCTTTACTTGCGTGAATCGTCATTAACTTAACACTGTTTTTCTTACTCTTCTTTTTCCCGCCTGTATACATTACATAAGACAAGAATTTCTCTAAATTAGTTCCTTTAACAAAACTCTTCAATATTTCAAGTGACTTCAATCTGTCTTCTCGTTCTTCATAATTCATATACTTATCATAAATGTATTCCTCTATTTTAAATGCCTTGATTACATTGTCAATCAATGTTTTTACATCAATTCCTTTATCTTTTTGTAAACTCAATCGTGTAATATTATCCTTAAACTGTTCCATATTCTTTTCTTGCCAAGCTTTAGGATAATTGAACGTAATAAAACTTTCATAATATGATAAGTTATTTTTACCAGCAAAAACTTTAATGTCATCAAATAATTGACCAGAAAAATAGGTTAATGGATAGTTTCTGAATTTAAAAATCGTTTCAAATGCCTGATCATCATGTGGATTTGCTAACAATCGCAAATAAGCAAGAATCCCTTCAATTTCTTTTCTTTTAAAGAAACTGCTGTCATTAGAAATCTCATAATCTATTTTTCTTCGTTTTAACTCATTTTCAATATTTCCAGCATGTGAATTGTTCCTATACAATACTGCTATTTCACTGAGTTTTTCACCGTTATCAATTAAATCAGCAATTTTATCAGCAACATATAGGGCTTCATGTTCTCTACTTATGTATGAATCTAAAGTAATTTGACCATTATGTTCTTTATGTGGAATGGAATCACTGTAATGAATATAATCACCATAATATTTCTTAATAAAGTGATTGGCTTTATGTACAATATTTGCTGCTGATCTATAGTTGGTGTCTAAATGTATAATTGTTGCATTTTCCCATTCTTTATCAAAGTTCATGCAATATTCCGGGTTGGCTCCGCGAAACCGATAGAGTGCTTGCTTAAAATCAAACACTGTAAAAATATTACCTGAAGCACACCATTCTTTAAGCAATAAATTTTGAACTAAATTAGAATCCTGATGTTCATCAACAAGAACAAAATCGTATGTATATTTTTTAGGATTATTCTTCAATACCTTATAACACTCAATTAAATAATCATCAAAATCAAACAATCCGTTTTGCTGTTTATATGTTTCATACGCTCTAAAAAATTGTCTTAAATCACTTTCATCATACATGCTTTCTTTTGACACAAACTCATCGTTATAACTTCTCAAATAATTCTTTTGATAACTGATAAAGCTGATAATGTCTTGAATATCTGCTTTATCATCAATAGGGTTAAAGCATTTTTTTATTTGCCATTCTTTAATTAAATTGTTTCCAGATAAATTATATCCTTCATTGGTTAAAATCCTTCCGCAGATTGAATGAAATGTTCCTACATTAACATTTGAAAATCCCATATTATTTAATTTTTGTTTTAATTCATCTGCTGTGTTTCTTGTGAAGGTGATTGCTAAAATTTCTTTTTCTGAAACATTGTGTTCTTCTATAAGATTTCTAATTCTATTTAATAATACTGTCGACTTTCCCGATCCTGCTGAGGAGATAACAGCACATGCTCCTTTATAAAATTCAATCGCTCGTTTTTGTTGCTCGTTAAAAGTAATATCCATATTTTTTCATCACTCCATATTATTTTAATTTTGTTTTTTACCTAACTCCAGTTTATGCAGGATACATCTCCAGTTCATGCAGTATTGAACTCCTAAATATGCAGAACTCGTCTCCAGTTTATGCAGGATACATCTCCAGTTCATGCAGAACTCAACTCCTATTTATGCTGCATAAACTGGGGTGTATATAGAATAGTACAGTAAGATAATAAGATAGTAAGATAATAAGATACATATTAAGATAATAATATACAGTAACTATATGCGCGCGAAAAAGTTTTGAAAAATTTTTGGATAGGTTAAAACAAACTTTCACTCACATAATAGTGATTATTATACTTGGTAAATATCAATTCATCATTCTCATTATAGGAATAATCAGTTTTTAGTTTATGTTTCACCACCCTTATTAAATTGTAATCAGTCAACTCATCATTGGCTTTTAATAAAGTGTCCCAACCCATTTTTAAATTATTTTTAATCGTTTCCAGTCCAACAAAACAATATTTCTTACTCTTGTCTTCGTCATTAAGATTTATGTGTGACTTGTAATAAAACAAAATTCTAATCGAGTGTTCATTTAACTTATGTATATAATTAAATATTCTAGTGTTCATCATCGTGAAATACTTGCCTTTTTGGAAGAAATCCGAATTAAAAACAATCTTCATGTTCCCTCTTCTTGGTAAACTTTTTATTTCATTTTTAATTAATTTGTTTTTATGTAAGCTTTGTAATCGTTTTTTGAGTGTTCTCGTATCAGTTATTCCAATATTAATCATCAATTTCTTGTGATCAATTTCTATTTCTTCTTTTTGATAATTTTTGAAATACAAGTAGCACAGTCTTAAATATAAAACAAAGTCTCCACTAGAAATTTTCACTGTTTCATTTCTTATCACTTCATTAGGTACTTTAACAAATTCTTTACTCACCCATTGTAATCCTCCTTAAGACACAACTAATAAATCATACAAGAATGTTCTTCTTTCACCACTTGTATTGACTTTAAGTGCATGATGTAAAGCATCATTTTGACAAATCATTACACATCCCTTACTAGCACGGGTAATCCCTGTATATACAAATTGACGGGATAATAACATATAAGAACCATAATCAAATACAAATAAAACATGTTGAATCGTACTACCTTGTGATCGATGAACCGTTATTGCATATGCCAATTCAATGAAATCTAGTTCACTTTTTGAATAGCAAATTAGTTCATCTATTCCTTCAAAGCGAATCCAAATCTTATGATTTTCATTCTGATAACTATCAAACTCGATTTTTTCAATGATTCCTAATGTACCATTAAACACTTCAAATATAGAAAATTCGCCCATTGCCTCATAATTGTTCCCTACTTGAATAACTTTATCTCCTTCTCGATATTCATATCCTCCTCTTTTAACACTCTTTTTGGAAATATCATTAAATATTGCTTGTAATTCATTGTTTAATTTTTTAACTGATATATCACCTTTTGACTTTAAGCCTGTAATTACTTGAAACTCCATCAAATCCTTATTCTTATATTTTTTACAAATGTCTATCACCATGTCTTTAATGTACTCTTTGTTTTGAACAGGGATAAGTACCATATCCCTTAGTTCCCCATAAGTCCGTGTTTCATAATCATATCTATCATTGATCGCTTGTCCGTCCCGAATGGTATTGGCTGTAAGAAGAATACCGGATTTAGAAGCTTGACGTTGAATAATCGTTAATTCTTGTTGTGGAAATACATTTGCTTTTAGCAAATCTTCAAATACAGCACCACTACCTATTGCGGACAATTGACCTGAATCGCCAACAATAATAATTTTAGCATCATCTTTAAGTGCAGAAATAACACAGTTAAATAGATAACTATTCACCATACTGGCTTCATCTAAGACTACAATGTCATAAGGAAGTCTATTTTTAGAGTTATAGTTGAACTTACCGTCTGATCTTACTTCAAGCATTCTATGTATAGTTTTTGATACTAAACCATGATTAGATAGAATCTTGGCTGCCTTTCCACTCAAAGCACAGCAACAATATAAATAATCTTTTAATACATTAAGAATTCCATTAACTGTGAAGCTTTTCCCTGTTCCTGCCTTACCGTTAAGAATGAATACATTATGTTGAGTGGCTAACTTAATTGCTCTTTTTTGTTCGTCTGTATATTGGAATCCACCTTCAGTTTCCATTTGGGCGATGATTTCATCAATGTTTTCAATATTTGTTTTACTTTCTTTTTTATTCATATGTATTAATTTATTTTTGATTTGCAATTCATAATCATAATACTTACGTAATGCTACACGTTCACCTTCAAAATAAAACTCTTTTGGTTTTTCTTTGAGAATATTAATTGTGTTTTCAATAGGTTGAAGATCAATTTGTAATAATTCTTTTAATTTTTTGTATAATTGTTTTTCATTAATCCAAACATGTCCATTGTTTGACTCTTCGTTTAATAGGTACTTTAATGCAGCAATAATTCTATTCTTATTTGTCTTACTATCCCCTCTGTTTAAAGCATATTCATCCACTTTTCGGAATCCAAACATATTGACTTCACACAAGTTATAGATATTTTCCTTTACTTTTTGTACGACAATTTCAGGACTGCCAAAATGGTCAATTAATTTTTTCATTGCTTTAAAGGTTATCTTCAAGTCCTTTAATTCAACAATCGCTTCCTGTATGTTGATGTTTTTGAATAAGTAATCTTTGATTTTTTTATATGTTTTTTCTTTAATGCCCTTAATGTCACTATAATCAAACTTATCTTCTTTCATTAAGTCTAAAATTTTTTCGTTCGGATATTTTTGAATGATTGCTTCTGCTTGTGTTTCCTTTAACATCGCCCTTATGTATGCTTTTTGTTCTTCTACTGTTGTTGGTTTTTTTGTTTTTACTGCAACAAAAGAGTAACCTTTCCCGTACTTAGGATGTTCTGATGGCTCAATTATAATATCGTATGTATTACCAATAATTAATTCTGGTGTATTACCACTTACCACAAAATTATTATAAGAATTGAGTTTGACCTTTTTTGAAGATTCTTGGTCAAATGGTTTTAAAGCATATACACCATACATCGAATCTTGATTATAATGCAATTTTCTCACAACATTAACTTTCAATTCAATTTGATTAGACAATCAATTCTCGCTCCTTTTTATTAATTTTGTTTTGCAAAAATTCAATCCATTTTATGTATAGATGATGAGGAATTGGAATCTTTTCATTTTCCATCTTACTGATGTAGCTTTTATGTACATTTAGATATTCTGATATTTCTTTGGCTTTAATATTGAGCATTATCCTTTTAATCTTTAATTCTTTTCCTGACAGCATATGTTCTCACCTCCATTCAACTTGTTGAATTATCTTTATATTATATTAATTTATTTTTAATGTCAACAAGTTGAATGAAATTTTTTATATCATTTTTGATACTTATAAAATAAAAAATCCAAATCATTATTTAATGAATAGGATTATCCTAGTCTTCTTTTTCTTATTAACTTTTCTATTTTATAACGTTAAAAATTAAAACAAAAATGGCACTCTATTGTGCCACTATAAAGTATTCATATATTGTTCCTGTTCTAATATTGTATTTCTTTATTTTGCCATCCTCTGTTACTTCATAATATAAATCATCATCATCCCAATCCTGTTCCAAGTTTTCGATAATCCAATTAACATCCACTTTTAATCTCTCCATTCATTCAAAGTTTCTTCATCAGCCGTAATCACATAATTCCTTCCTTCTTTCGTAAGCCAGCCCTCATCACATAATTGTTTCATTAAGTCTGATACTATGTTAATTCTTATACCCATCGCTTTACGCAATTCTCCTATTCTTGTTTCTCTTGTAGTAGCTATTATTCTTTTTAGTTTATCAATTGGTTGCTCTGAGGAAGTTATTTCAATTTCTTTTTCAAAATTGTTAGATGTGCTATTAGGTAACAATTTTTTAATATCTTTAATGATTTGCTCTTCTTCCAGTTCATCTGTGGAGATAATCGGAGATTGAAATCTTATAAATTCGTCTTCGTACCCTTCTAACATAGCAACCCCATCCCCCATGCCAGTTAAATTATAGGGAATTCCTTTTCCAAAAACAGTCCTATAATCACTGGATGTTTTTAATTTAAACCCTATGACTGATGGCAAATTGCTTTTTAAAACGCTTGTTACAATTTTCTCAAGTGGTTTTTGAGTAGCTATAATCAAATGGATTCCACAAGCTCTTGCTTTTTGACTTAATCTGACTATATATTCTTCAATTTCTTCATTTACCATTAAAAGATCGGCATACTCATCAATCACTAATACAATATAAGGCATTGTTTCTTTTTTCTTTTTATTATAAGCATCAATGTTTTTACATCCATTGGCAGCCAGCACACTATATCTCTCATCCATTTGTTCACATAGCATATTTAATAATTGACAGGCTTTTCGAGCATCTGTAACAACTTGTTTTACTTGTGGAAACCCATTAAATTGTGAAAATTCCACCATTTTTGGATCAATTAGATACATATTCAGCATTTCTATTGGGACATTTAAGATTAAAGATAATAACAATTGATTTAAAAAAACTGATTTTCCAGATCCGGTTGTTCCGGCAATAAGAAGATGTCTCAATTTTGCTAAACAACCAAAAACAAATTCGCCATTTGTGTCTTCACCAATCACAAAAGGGATTTCATTTTGTTCTTTAAATATTTGAAACTCATCTGATTCTAATATATCTCGCAAATATACAACTTCTCTTTTATCTGATGGTAAAATAACATCAACAGTATTTGGTTGATTACCTATTTCAATTGATACGTTTTTATTCCCTAAACAAGCTTGAATATCAGGAAGCTTTTTAATTATTTTGGAGTAGTTTGTATCTTTTGGTATCTTAAATTGGATTTTAACTGTAGTGGCTCCTTTGAATGAATCGTTGACAACAAGCCTGTTTTTAACTACACCAGACATAATAAATGCGGAATTGACTTCTTTAATTAATTCTTTTGGTACAGTGCGATCAACATTTAGATTATTGGGCATTAGAGAAATAAGATTCTGAAGTAATTGATTCTGTTCTAAGATTTGATCTTGAGTCGAGTTAGAGGAATTACTTAATACTTTGTGATGTTTAGGTATGAGGAAGGAGTATAGTTCTTCTTTGGACAGTATATTGTCATTGGTTTGAATAATTCGTTTATTAAAATTTTGTAAAAAATTTTCTTTATTATCGACTCTTTTTAATTTCAAAGAGTTGAACAAGTCAATTTGTCTAAAAGAGCCTTGTATTTTATCTTCAAAATCATGAATATTCCCTTCAAATATGACCATTCTACATTCAAAATGATATAATTCACTCAATATTTTATCTTCTATCTCTTGAATCGGCGTTCTTTTAACATCTGATTTCAAAATAGTGTTGAAAAATCCTATCATTTTGGTTTGAATCGTTCTTAACACTTTATTGTCAATTGGTTCGTCATTTCCTTTTAAATATTCTTCGTATAGATCAATCGCTTTATATCTCCATCTTGGGCTAGATTTCTTAACTAATAATTGAAAAATAAACGAGTAATCTTCAAATTGATTTAATGTCGCTATAATATCTGTTTTATTTCTTGTATCTAATGGGAAAAATGATGATTTTTCTAATGAGATTGCATATAAATGCGCTTTTTGAAAATCTTGATGAATTAGTGGATCTTCTTTTAAAGAATAGTTGTTAAATTTATGAAAACGGGGAGTCATCATAATGATTTTTCTTTGTTCTTGTAATTTAACAATTTCGATTCCGTAAACATAATCAGATATATATTGAGATTCCAATATGGTATCGATAATTTCTTCATCAAATGTATTTATTTCATAATGATTATGATCCATCTTCATCGTCTCCCAATTTTCTTTAAGGAAAATTTTTTAAATGTAATGGTATTGACGACATTTGAAAATGTACTGTGCATATTTTTAAACATGTCAACAATGTTTGTATCCCCTCTGGTGTAAGATTTAATAAAATTTGGTGGGTTAGCTAGACGATACAAAGCACCAATTACAATAAGAAATTTAATTGACCATGCTTCTGGAGTTACAAAACGAGTTCCATATATAAAGATACCCATTAACATGATGAAAGTAGCATAAACCAATTGAATAATTGAATGTTTTTGAATTGTTGACCACCATATATTAAATAAATATCTTTTATCGTCAAAAATCCATGCAGTCATTGCCAATGGAGAAATAGCAGCTAAACAAAATAAATCCCACCACCTTTTTGCGTTTTGCATAATGATCGGCACTAATAATCCAATTAAAATTACGTCAAAGATCAAAACACTAACAGCATCCATTCCAGTGAGTGTCATATTTTCTATTAAACTACCATTTAAAAAGTTTCCTCCTAATTCAATTATGTCCAATGCTATTTTATTAATCATACGAAAGCCTTGTTGAAACAAAAACGGGGCAAATCCAGATACAGCTATCGATATAGGTATCCGTTTTATAATTTTTTGAAAATGTGTGGGTTTAAATTTCTTTTTATTTATCATTTGTTTAAGTGATTCGACAATTGTAAGAATAATTATGATTCCTATTGAAGCTGTTGAAAATATTATTGAAGTATTAGGAACAAAAGTGTTATCAAATATAAAAGAAGGAGTTTGTGTCACAACTCTTAAAATGGTTTTATAAATAAAAATTAATAGTTCGATGGACATTTTATATATATTTTCTTTAAAATTTTTAAACCACTCAATTACATTGCTGATACTATGAATAAATGATTGAAATTCATTGATGGGATTTATTTTATCACTTGTAAATATTCCATATTCTTTAATATTACCTTTTGCCAAAAAGGACTCCGCATAAGCAAAATGGGAAAATAGAAATGAAGTTGAAAGGACACATACTGGTAGAGCGATAAATTTTATGCCTTTTAGAATGGTCGGAGAAACATTGAAAAACCTCCGAGTAGTTTTACTGTTACGTAATAAATTAAAAACACTAGTGGAGTTGTGATTAATATTTGTATGAAGCCTTTGATGATATCTGTCGTCCATTCGATTGATTGCTCTTTTTTTCTTAGCATTCTCAGTATTCCGGCTGAAATTAGTAAAAGCATTGTTAGAAATACTGATGACCCTATTGCCATGTAAATTAGATGAATGAATGGATCTAGTATTTCTGTTGGCACTGTGTTTACCGGACTTTGTGAAAGTGTGGTTTGTAATTCGCTTGCCATTGACTTTGATGATAATGTCAGAAAACTGATTGTTGTCATTATGAATGATTTGACTATTATTGCAAATTCCTTTCTTTGTTTCTTTGAAAGTTTTGTCACCTCCTTTTCGTATATTTTTATTGGAAAATTTACGGGTTTGGTATCAATCGTAAATGAAGTCGTTTTATATTTAATAAAGCTCTTTGGCTCTCTTGCGCAGATATTCACTGTGAGACTCATTTTTATTCCTCCCTTTTTTGCTTACAAATTCGTACTCATGAAATTTTTTCATTAAAGAAGCAACTCCAATCCCCAAACCACCAACAGCTCCAATGTTTAAAGCTAATTTAACAACCGCATAAGTTCCTAGAGTATACATGCTTATCTCCTCGCTTTACGTTTTCTTATTTTCATTCTATTTCCATGTAAAATTGTCTTATTACCAATTTTTTATTGCTCATTTTCAATTTCTCGATAAAGAATTTCCTCTAATGGAGGACAATCTAATGCAGTCCATATTCGCAAAAAATTATCTAATGAAGGTTGAGATTTATTATTTAAAATTCTGCTAAGATTGCTTTCATCAACTTGTGCTAAAGTTGACAATTCTTTTTGCTTTATTCCTTTTCTTTCCATATAGTCTTTGATCTTGTTCTTCAATTTGCCTGAATTACCAATGTGATCAAAAGGAACGAAATTATCTTGGCCATAAATTCGTTTTAAATATGTGACTACGCAGCCATTAACAAAATCAGAAATTTCATTATTATTAAATCGTTCTGGTTTAAATATTGTGTTTTTACTGTTTTCAAATTCAACTACTTTTTTCATTTGTTCATATGTTGATTTTTTGAAAAAGCAGTCTACTTTAACGAATTCCTCCATGTATAACTCTCCTTTTCAATGGGCAAAATGTGACTACAACAACATTCAACAAGGGGATATGGCAATGTATAAAAAAGATGATGCAGACTCCATTGAACTAATAGAAGAAATATTTGATAATTCTGAAACAAATAAGTGAGGTGAATCAATTTGTCATTTCAATTTGGCTCTTGGTTTACTGATGAACGCCCGGCTTGGGAAGCTGAATTTGATGAATTGACTGAACGCGATTTTCAACAACTGAAAATTGAAAAAGAAAAATTGCGAGAAATATTAAACACCCTTTATCAATGGAAAGTGATAAGATGATTTAATTCCTCACTACTGATTAGTGAGGAGTTTTTGTGAAAAAGTTTTTTGAAAGTTTCGTTACCCATTTTCACAAAATGGCAAATTTCATTATTTGCTGTTTGGGTAATTACCCACATACGGGTAACGATGTGGGTAATGAATTAGACAAGCTTTCGGTAATCTTAGGGTAACGATTGGGTAATATGGTTTTGTTTTCATATAAAAATTTTATTTTTGGTATTTCTTTAGAATGTCGGAAATGTTCTTCTTTTGGGCTTGTTTTTTGATTTGTATATCTGTTTGTTTAAACTGGATTGAGTGTGGTGCAGATATGACTTCGGATAAAATTTCTGATTGTTGCAATGTTTTATTCTCCATTTCCTTTAACCGTTCTTTGTTGAATTGTAAACCTGTAAGAATTGAATAAACGTCTCCTTTATTTTGATGATAATAACCTTCAAATACATCTAACGGCTGATTGCTGAAATTGGATAAAATCGATGAAATATTGATGTATTGCATTAATTGTTCTTGAGCATCAAATATAAGCCCATACCGTATGATTTTGTCTGTATTAGGTTTAGTAAACAATGACTTATTCCACGATTTAACAATTTGTTCACCAACATATTCAGAGGTTAAAGTGAATCCTTCCTTTATGTTTGATATGTTAACGTGAGATATATTTGCGAATCCTTTTGTTCCAAATACTGTAATAAGATCTTTCTGATCAAAATTACCATGCTTAGAGTACATTTCGGTGTGTAGTATAATGTTTAAAATTAAAGTAGAAAATGATTCATTTACATAGGAATAAACTTTATTTTTGCTACCTAAGTGAGAAAAATTGTTGTTATCAATAGGTAGAATGCAAATATCCAACGAACTTAATTCTTTTAGGCAGTTTAAAGTATTTAAATGTCCTATTGTTGATTCATTTATATCTGGCAATATTGGACAAGCTACTATTGTTTTATTGTCTAATTCATTGATTAACATATCAGTAATTAAAGGAGAAATCCCACTTCCAGTTCCCCCGGCTGTTGAAAAAACAACAAAAATCAATTCACTTGAAGGTTGAGAAACGTGATTTTTAATAAAATTAAGGGTTGATTCCCAGTTTTGATTCATTAATTGAATAGCATAATCTCTTTGTTTTCCAACACCTTCAGTTCCAACGAGTTTAAGTTTCTTTTTATCATCTATGTTTTCGCAGCTGTCTAAGTCTTTTTGAGAATAATTTATTACCAATGAGCCAATCCCTTTACTTGCGAAATTGTCAGCTATACTTCCCCCTGCTTGCCCTATTCCAATAACACTAAGCATTTTGTTCAACCCCCTCGATGATATTTTGAATTGCCTTTTCCCCAAATTCACTTAAAAAATACATGTGTTTTCGTTTACCATTAACAATTTCTACAAAACATAATGACTCCAGTTTTGTGATCGATTTCCTAAAGATTGAAACAGAAATATTTAATTGTTCGAGAAAAAAGAATTTATCTATTGCTGTGTATTTACTATAAGAATTGTTTTCGTGTAATGCGTTCAGCAAAACAATATCCTCTTCTGTTAGATTGTTTAAGACAGTTTGAAAATAATCCACTGATGCCCCTCCTTAATGATGTATTTAACAACAAAATTTTGTATTATGATGTTTTGATATACATTATGAAGCAGTTGCTTGTATTAATGACTTTTATGAAAGAAAAAATTGCGAAATTGCAATTAAGTGTTGATAAAAATAAATTAATATAATATAATAATTACAAACACATAAACGTCTTATTTTTAAAAATAAATTATAATAATATTAATAAGAGATTAGGGGGTGATAACGTTGAACAAACTTAAAAGATTAAGATGGAGTAACAGCGAGGTATTAGCATATCTTGAACATAAAATTTTAAATGAATTGGCTGATGAAGATGAAATTGAATTTTATGAAGATTGTCTATGGAGTGGAAGTATTAATAAATATACGTATACATACAAAAATTTGATCGATGAGATGAGAGAATACTATAATAATGGGGATGATTATTGAGGTGTATAGTAAAGAAGAACAAGAAACAGTTTTAGTGTACAATAAAGCCGATAAAGTTTGGTATGTATATTCATGTGTTCCAAAACATATCAGAAAATTTTTAAGGATAGGAAAAATGGATATAACAGAAAGTGAGAATGGTAGACCGATAGCAATCAAAGGAGTAGTACAAGAATCAAATATTTCGATTAGAAAACAGCGTTCTAAAAGTGAAAAACAAGAAGAGAAAGATGGAGATGAGTAATTCTAAATGTGAATGGAATAAATCTTAAAATCTGCGTTATAACATAAAAAATTGAACTAAAATTTGAAGGGGTTGTTAGGAGTGAATAATTTTGGGATCTGTAAAGTTTGATTTGACTAAAAATGAAATTAAATTAAAAGACTTAGGCTTAAACAGCGTTGAAGACATTTATGACTTACTTTTTAGACTAGATATTATTCAAGCAGAAAAAGAGCAAGGAAATGATGAAGCGTTTTTCTTGTTTAATGATTTGATTAATTCATTACAATACATAAACGAGAATAAATACATAAAATCTTATATTAACATTCAATTGGGCATTACTCCTATGGGAGTCAATGATTATGATAAGGAAATTGAAGAAGTTTGTTCTGAAAGAATGGGAATATCAATTGAGAAATTTAAAGAAGGGTTACATAAAAATGTCGAGGATGTTTATGAGTATTTGAAAAATAAACGTTCTAAATGGATTGATTCTTATTATAAAAATAAAGTTATTGATATGAATTTAAAAGTTAATAAAGAATATGAGTTGTTATCAGATGTGACTGAACTGTATCAAATTGACTTTAATAAAAAGTATATGGATCACAAAATCATCTACAGAAATATTGAGAAACCAAAGAGTCTTGAGGAATTGGAATCTTATCAGAAGGATTTGGAGTTAAAAATAAAAGAAACTAAAAGAAAATTAAACAAATATAGAAAAAAAGATAACAAAAGATTTCTTAAGTACAAAAATGAATTAAGTAAGCTTCAAACTCTCAATATACAAGTGAGGAAAGATATCAACATTATCCGGGAATGCTACGGAGAGACATTGGGGCATCAAAACAAAAAAGGGAAAAAAGATACTGTATCTTATGATTCAAATATGAGTGAAATTGTTAATGCTCATGAAGAGCAGTTAGCGAAAGAAAAATATGAAAGTTATTCTGCTATTGATGCAAATATTGAGGTGGGTAAATTGCAAAAAATCGCAGAAAAAATACTCACCAGCCGTCAGTACATAATTTTTGAGCTTTATTATTTAAACGGTATGACACAGCAAGAAATCGCTGAAATTATGGGCGATTTTAAAGGTAACATATCAAATGATATAAAAATAATTAATAAAAAAATTAGTAAAAATCTTTAAAATTACATAACTTTAATAAAAAATGTCCCTATTAGTGAGGAGGAATTTTATTTGAATTTAAAATTGGCATATGGAAAAGAATTGCCACTCCCAAAAAATTTAAATTTTGAAGAAAGAATTAAATATATAGAAGATAACTTATTAAATAACAAAGAGAATATTTTTGAAGAAGAAATTACATATACGGATAAGCAAGGTAAACAAAGAAAAAAGACAATTTCAGTTACATATGAGGAGTTTTACAATGTTTTATCTCCTAACATTTCCAATAAAAAGAAAATGAAACAGCTAAAAGATAGATGGTTAGGAGTTAAACGAGAAGGATTACCATATCCAAATGATTTAGTGAAATTGAACATTGACTATTTGTCAAGTTACTTATTGTTTGCAAGAGATTTCTCCGTAAAAACTGAAACACGGAGGTTCAAAGAGTTAAAAAGGATAGAATTAAATAAACGTAAGAAACGGGTATTAACTAAAGATGAAAACAGAGAATTAGATAAGTTACATAAAAGCGTACTTTATTTTAAGTTAAAACCTAAAAATTCAAATAAAAATGATGTAGTTCTTTATGAAAATAAAAAATATGAAAAATTTATTAAGCATAGAGCTAAAAACATTGATGAAGACTCTTCTCTAAAAGAGAGATTAGTAAAACAAAATAAAAAAATAAAAGCAATTAAACAAGAAGTTGAGTTAAAACAGCAAGAAATACATGACATACATAACGAAATTAAATTATTAAAAAGTGAACTCAAAGAATTATATGAAAAATTGAAAGTCGATAAAAAGAATGTTGAATTGTTGAAAAAAATCAAAGAAAAAACTAAAAAAATCAGGCTTTTGAAAGGCGATCTATCTTACTTAGAGTCCTCTATTGAATGGTTAGTTGATGATTATTATTTCATAACTGATTTGAAAGTTATTTGATAAAATAAGCATTTTATTTTCAAAAATTCAATGGATTAAAAGGAGGAATTTTCTATGGAAGTTTCTATTACACGCGCTCTTAGTGAGTTGAAATTGTTGGATAAAAGAATCAATCGTGCAATTAATGAAGCGATTTTTGCTGGATATCTTGATGGAGACAAACCAATGGCAGGGTTTCAAAATAAAGAAGAAATTGAAGCTAGAGCAAAATCTGATTTTCAATCGGTTAAAGATTTGATTAAAAGGCGCAACGCTATTAAGTCTGCTATTGTTGTTTCAAATGCAACTACAGATGTAGAAATCGCAGGTAAGACAATGACTGTAGCAGAAGCAATTGAACGAAAAACTTCCATAGAATATGAGAAAAAATTGCTTCAAAAATTAAAAAATACATATACAACCATTGTTTCTTTAATTGAAGATAAAAATGAAGAAGTTAAAGAACGTTTAGACAGACAATTAGAGGGATTTACAGAGAGTGCCAAGAAAGCAACTGATTCTCAAGTTATTCAAACGTTCATTGATAACTATTTAGCAAAGAATGAATATAAATTTGTCGATCCTCTTAATATCAAGAAAGTTATTGAAGAATTAACTAAAGATATTGAGGATTTTGAGTCGGAAGTTGATTTTGCTTTAAGCACAAGCAACACAATCACAAAAATTACAATTCCTGATTGATTTTAGAAAAAAGTGATATAACGATCTAAAGATACTTGTTAGTTAGTCGAAAACCATGAAACTAAACACCTTCGGGGGTAGGTTAATCCCCCACTTACACTTATTCATTTTGGAATAATACATAGTGAATGGTATTAGCAAATTGACACTATATCTAGTCATTTACTACAGACGGCTAAAAGCTCAAACTTCAAATTCCAAAGTTCAAGTGTTAAGTTTCAAGACTCTTTAAGTTCAAAGTTTAGTTTTTAAAGATAACAAGCTTTTTAAAATCTAGGGGTAAAGGTTAATGAGTGGTTGTTTATTGGCTCGATTGGTTTCCTCCTAGCTGACTAGCTAACAAGTTTAACCGTGATGTGAGTAGTATTTTCTTGGTGCAACTCCAAGGCGCATCAAAAAATAATTAATAAAAAATTTTTTAGGAGTAACAAGGAGGAAATAATAATGAAAAAAGCAGAATTTGTAGGATTGGTAGCTGAACAATTAGGTAAAACAAAAAAGGAAACTGGAGAAATTCTTGATGTAGTATTTGGTACTATTGAAAAAGCATTGGTTGAACATGGTGAAGTGCCATTGGGTGATTTGGGTAAATTTGTTGTCAAAGAACAAGCAGGTAGAACAGGTAGAAATCCACAAACTGGTGAACCAATTGATATTCCTGCAAGGAATGTCGTCAAATATAAAGCCTCTAAACATGCTAAAGAATTAGTTTAATTAAAATACTAAAAAGTGGGTGGTTTATTACCACCTGCTTTTTTAATTAAAGGGGCAAATGTATGGAAAAATATTATGTAGTGGATACGAATGTTCTACTTGATGATCCAGAAATTATTAGTCAATATAAAGTAGTAATTTTAGCTGATGTTTTGCGTGAGTTAGAAAAACATAAGAAAAGTTACAACAAAGAATTAGCTTATAATGCTAGGAAAGCTACTAGGTTTATTGAGGACAATTCTGATAAGATACTTGTTGATTTAAATGACTATGAAGTTAAAGATGATCGATTAGATAAAGATTACGTTGATAATAGGATTATCTTTGCTTGCAAAAATAATAACTATGGTTTGATTACTAACGACTTGTTGCTTAAATTTAAGGCAAAAGGGTTTGGGATTGAATTAATTGAAGTTAAAGAAAAAGATGAAATTGACTATAAAGGTTATAAGTTTGTAGATTTAACAGAAGAAGAAATGGCATATTTCTATGAAAATATGGATACAAACATTTATAACCTATACATAAATCAATATTTAATTATTAGAGATAAATACAAAAATACTATTGATAAATACAGATGGACTGGTGAGACTCATAAAAAACTACATCTCCCTCCTAAAAAGATTATAAAAGCACAAAATGATTTACAAGAATGTGCTTTAGATTTATTACATGATACCTCTATTCCTATTAAATTTGTAGTCGGCACATATGGCAGTGGTAAAACGCTATTAAGTACTAAGATGGCTGTATATCATGTACTAGAAAAGGGAAATTACGCAAAGATTATGGCTGTAAGAAATCCAATTGGAACCGGTGAAGCTATTGGATTTTTAAAGGGGGATAAAGATCAGAAAACAGAAGGATTCTTTAAACCAATTATTCAACATCTTGAAGGTGGAGAACAAGAAGCTGATTATTTAGAACAGCGCGGTCAATTGATTCGTGAAATCCCTTATTATATGAAAGGTCTTTCAATTGATGAGGCTTTTATTATAGTTGATGAAGCCGAAGATTTGGATGTAAAACTAATTAAAACAATAGGTACACGTTTAGAAAAAAATTCGGCTATTGTTTTTTCTGGTGATTTTAACCAAAGTGAAGAAAAATATAAACATAACAATGGATTAATACATGCTATTAATAAATTAAAAAATAATCCGTTAGTGGGCATTATTGTGTTAGATAAAGATGTTAGATCAGATGCAAGTAAGGTATTTTCTGAGTTGTAATTTTGCACAGAAATTAATTAAAAATTCTAAGTTAAAATTTAATGAATAATTAAAACATTATTGGAGTAAAAGGAGGAGCTATAATGGCTAAGTTAAACCATACAATTTCTTTTAAAAATGCTGAAATTTCTTTGGAAGATAATCAAATTGTTGAATTTCTTAAAGATGAGACTTTAACTCATACATTATCAGATATTATTAATCGTTTTGCTGGCAAAAAAGTAGATGTAACTTTTAAAGAAGTATTAGAATTAGAACCTGAAAGTCATGAAGGGTAAAGGATGGTGATTGAATGTTAGATGATCCCATTCTAAGAAGACAAGAAGGAGAATCGTTTAATCGTTACCATATTCGTTTGTATGAGAAAAAGAATGAATATGGACTAAGTAGAGAAGAAATCGCAGATTTGCTGAATAAAGAATATGGAAGCAATTATGATGAAAGCAAGTGGCGAAAAGATTATGCAGCCTATGTAAAATGGAAAGATTTCATTATTGCTGAAAATCTTAATGAAGACATTGTTAAAAAGTATGAAGAATTGAAGATTGAAGCTGAAAAAGAGAAAGTTCGTCAACGAGATCAAAAACGTGAATATCGAAATTTAATCAGAAATTCAGCACGTTTTGAAAAAATTAAAGATGATATTTACGAAGCAATTCTTCAACTTGAGAAAAAGAAACCCCTGAAATTTAATAATAAAAATCGTTCATTTGAGTTCAGTGAAGAACGACACGGGCTTGCATTATTTAGTGATTGGCACTTTGGTATGGAAGTTGATAACACAATAAACAAATACAACAAAGAAGTGTTTAACGAACGAGTAACAAAGTTGGCAAACAAAATTATTACATATGGAAAATTTAATAAGATCTCTACATTACATGTTGCACAGTTAGGTGATCTTTTATCGGGAATGATTCATGTCTCAACAAGAGTTCAGTCAAATGAAGATATTATTGAGCAAATTCAATATGTCTCAGAAACATTGGCTGAAATATTGGTTAAATTAGCTTCTGAATTTAATGAGATTCACTTCTATAACGTAATTGGAAATCATGGTCGTATTGGTAAAAAAGATGATGTAGGAATAAAAGAAAATTTTGAATATCTTGTACCTTGGTATCTTGAAGCAAGATTAAAAAACATACCAAATATAAAAATTGTTTCAGATAATGATGGGTACATAACCACAAACATTTTTGATACAAAAATTGTATTTGTACATGGCAATTTTGATAGAATCGATCAAAGTGTTACAAAATTACCTCAGCTATTAGGATATGTACCGGATATGATTATCGGTGGGCATATTCATCATAATTATGAAAATGAATATGGAAAAACCACTGTTTTAACAAATGGTTCTCTTATAGGTGTAGATGATTTTGCAATGCAAGGTAGACATGTAGCAAAGCCTAGTCAAAAGTTTATGGTTTTTGATAAAGAAGAAGGTTTGGAAAGCACCTATTCTATCAAACTTTAATTTGGTGAATATATATGAAAAAGAAATTAAATAATTTTTTATTAAAGTTGTACATAAAGGCGTATTTTGCTTATTTCAGGATTTTTAAAAGAAATTAAAATGGTATGACGATTTATTTTCGTCCGATGCCTTCTATTAGTGATAAGGAGGCTAAACACATGAAAAATAAAAAGATGTTTGTTGAGGATATTGAAGAAAATGTTGGTGGATTACATTTATTAGAAAAAATTTTTGTAGATCACTTAAAAGATCGCAGAATCATTTTGAATGAAGAAATTAGTCCATTGGGCTTTGATACAGTTGTGATGCAAATTAAAAAATTTAATAAAGAAGATGAAGGTAAACCAATTGAAGAAAGAAAACCTATTGAATTATATATCAATTCCTATGGTGGATCAGTTTATGATGGATTTGCTCTGATTTCTGCAATTCTTTCTTCTGAAACTCCTGTTTATGGTTATGTAGATGGTTATGTCATGAGTATGGCATTTGCTATTTTTATTGCATGTCATAAACGTTTTTGCGGAAAATATTCAAATTTCATGTATCATGAGATCAGTACAGTTAGTGTTGGAAAAAATACAGAAATTGAAGAAGTAACAAAAGAAAATAGACGTTTACAAAAGATGTATGATGAATTGGTTATCGAAAGAACTAATTTAAAAAAGAACCAATTGGATAGAGTTAAACGTAATAAAAAAGATTGGTTCTTTGGCGCTGAAGATGCTGTTAAATTTGGGATTGCTCATGAAATTCAATGACTTATTTTATGAGGAGAATTTGTATGTTATCAATAATTGACAAGATAAATGAAAAACTAGAGCTTATTGAAAAATCTAAGTGTGGTTACTCATTTGGTTCCAATCAATATCGTGAATTATTATGTCAAGAAGTTGAATTGTTAAAATTAAAAAAGAAAGAATGTAGCAAATTACTCAATGTTTAAAATAAACCACAGAGGATAGAATAGGCAGCTATCGCCCTAGATGGAGATGCGTGAGTGCCGACACGCCTGCGGTATGAAGTGACGTAGGGATAGCGTCACGTTAATAAAGAAAGTCCATCGTTTTGATGTTGTGGTAAGGTCGCCCAACGTTAAATAAAGAAAGTACCAACTAAAAATGTTTGAGGGTTTGGCAGTTGTCTCCGACTAATAATACAACTGAAAATGTTATTAAGTTTGGGTCATAGCACCCTGCGAGACATAGAATCTTGCAATAATTCTTACACGTTTATATGAAGATCCGGTTTTCGGTCATCTGTTAAAATCGATGATTCAATTGCGATTTGCTTATAGCTTGTCGCCTGCAAAGGTTTCGGACGCTGAACCCGTTAAATCAGCGTTCAATATATATCAATTGCGGTGTGTATCTTCGGAACACACTTCGTAGTCTGGATGCGTCTGGGCTACGGTCAGCGCGTATGTTTGCGGACATGCGTGTATAGAGTCGAGATGCGTCTCGACTCTATTTATAATTACGTTTTTCCTGTATCGATTGGTGTCTACTTAATTGAAGAATCGAGGATAGCTTGGTCGCCTATTGTAAAATGTTCCCCGCCCGCCATTAAATTAATGGGTTGTGCAGGAGGGTCAATAGGATTAAGTAGATACCAGTGGGTGCAGGAATGCTGATGTAACTTTTAGGCGTTTTAATATTGTCACTCGTTCCGAACGAGGAGTTACATTTCGGACAGTAAATCCTGTGCTTTTTATCTAAGTGATCAACCGCAGATTGCTCACAAGCGCTGCGTATGCACATTATTCGCTAAAAATTTAATTCGTTATTTTTTTATTCGCTAGGTTTTGTTTCGCTAGTCGTCTACCTCAGACGACATTTTTTATTTCATAATAAAGAAGGGGTCGATGGACATGACGGACAAATTGTCGCGTGAAGAATTTAAATTTGATGTAGATGTATCTAAAGCACTTACTGGACTTAAGGCTTTGCAACGTGAAATAAGAAAAACTATTCAATTGTTGCGTGAATTAGAAAGTAAAATCCATAAAGTTGAAAGTTCTAAAGTTTCAGCAGAAATGGCTCACCTTATTTTTGTTAATTTTGGAATAACGCCTGATAAATTAGTAAATATGTCAGATGAATACATCTATGAAATGATTATGTTTATTGAAAAACAAGCAAGGGAAACATGTGAAACTAAATCCAAATGAATAGACAAATATCTAAAAAGCATCCATCTGAGGGGCTTTTTTTATTGAAATAGTAGAGGAGGTTAAAAAGATGGAGGACTTCTATACTAAAAAGGAAATAAAGGCAATTAAAACGCTAATTACATTTGGATTACCTGAACATATTGCTGAAAATTGTGTAAATAGTAGAAACTCAAAAGAGTTAGAAATATTCATGGAATTCCTTGATAGGTACGGGCATTATATAAATAACTAATTAAACATCTTTCGGAGTGCTTTTTCTTTTGAAAAATAATAATTAATAATAAAAGAGTGATTTTATTGAAAGAGTCCTTATAGTGCTTGCCATTTTAAACGGTCGAAATGGCAGATATTATTAAGGATTCTTTTTTAATTGAAATTTGGGGGTGATCAGATGGCTACTAGAAAAAGTCAACCTAAAAAAGAGTGTGCTAAATGTAAAAAAACATACTCATTAACACAATTCTATGCTGCTGATCCACCGTTTTTCCCTGATGGTAGACTACATATCTGTAAAAAATGTGTTTATGAAATCATAGATGAACAAGGGTTTGATGGTTTTAAATCTTTGTTGAGATTAATAGATAAACCATTACTTAAAGAATTTTTCAATGGTAATTATAGGGATTACATAAAAATGATTCCTAGTGTTTATAAAAATTCCTCTTTTGAAGACTCGGATATGTTTAAAGAAGTTAAAACGGTGGGTAGTTTTAAGAAGTCTAAACCAAAAGAATTAACAGAAGAAGAATTTTTAGAATCTGAAGATTTTTGGGGACGAGGATTTACTGAAGATGAATACATATTTTTAAATAGTGAATTTAGTGATTATCTCAATCGATATGAAGTTGATTCTAAAGGAATGGAGACATTAATACAAGAAATTTGTCTGACTAAATTAGACATAAGGAAAAGACGAGCCAATGGAGAAAGTGTTGATAAACAACTTAAAACATTACAGGATTTACTTGGCTCAAGTAACTTAAAGCCTGTACAAGAAACTGGTGCAAACGCAGTTGAACAAGAAACTTTTGGAACACTTATAAAAAAATATGAAAGAGAAAGACCGATTCCCGAACCTGATCCACAATGGAAAGATGTTGATAATATTGGTAAATATCTAAGAACATTTTTCTTTGGTCATATGGCTAGAGCATTAGGAATGGAAAATAAATTTCAAGATGAATACGAAAAAGAATTAAACAAATATACAGTAAGACCAGAAGAAGTTGATGACGATGGCGAGCTATAAGAACTATCAGGTAGATAGAAACAAATCGGCAAGAGGATTAAACATTTTTAAAAAGGAAAGGAACTTTAGGAAAACACAAACAAAATCAGAAAGACTTATGGAAGGAATTGGTATATGGACTTCTTATTATCGTGCTAACCCCCATAAGTTTGTAAAGGAATATTTAGGTATTCAATTAAAACTATTTCAGGTATTCCTCTTGTTTGCAATGAATGTCTGCCACTATTTTATGTACTTAGCAAGTCGTGGACAAGGGAAAAGTTTTTTATCTGCGGTTTATTGCGTTGTAAGGGCGATTCTTTATCCTGAAACAAAAATAGTTATTGCGTCAGGAACCAAAGGGCAGGCGCGTGAAATCATAGAAAAAATTGATGATATGCGTAAAAACAGTCCAAATCTCAATCGAGAAATTTCAGATTTGAAGACTAGTGCTAATGATCCAAAAGTTGAATTTCATAATGGAAGCTGGATAAAGGTTGTTGCCGCCAACGACAATGCAAGATCCAAGCGCGCCAACCTAATACTTGTTGATGAGTTTCGCATGGTTGATTTTTCTGTGATAACTAAAGTTTTAAGAAAATTTTTAGCTGCTCCAAGAAGCCCTAAATATCTTGAAAAGCCTGAATACGCTCATTTAAAAGAACGTAATAAAGAAATTTATTTGTCTTCTTGTTGGTTAAAATCTCATTGGTCATATGAAAGAATGTTAGCTTATTTTAAAGCAATGATGGAGGGGAAGAAATATTTTGTTTGCCATCTTCCTTATCAATTGGCCATCAAAGAAGGACTATTAATGAGAGAGCAAGTTTTAGATGAAATGTCAGAATCTGATTTCGATGAAATAGCTTGGAAAATGGAAATGGAAGCATTGTGGTTTGGTGAATCAGAAAAGGCATTTTTTAAATTTGATGATTTACACAAAAATAGAAAAATAGGTAAAGCTGGATATCCGAAAGATATTTTAGAGTTAGTTAATGATAAATCATTTTCTTTAGATAAAAAGGCAAATGGTGAATTAAGATTGCTTACTGCTGACATTGCAACAATGAGTGGTAAAGAAAATGATGCTTCTGCTTTTTTTGTTTTAAGATTAGTCCCAACAAAACAAGGATATGAAAGACAGGTAATATACGCTGAGAACATTGAAGGTGGACATACAGGCGATCAAGCTATGAGAATTAGACAATTATTTTATGATTTTGATTGTGATTATATTGTCTTAGATACTCAAAATGCCGGAATTGGTGTATATGATCAATTAGTTTTACCTCAAATGGATTATGAAAGAGGGATTGAATACGAACCTTTAAATTGTATTAATGATGAAAAAATGCAAGAGCGATGTGTTTATCAAGATGCCCCAAAAGTCATTTATAGCATAAAAGCAAATACTCAATTTAATAGTGAAATAGCCGTTCTTCTTAAGGATGCTTTTAAAAGAGGAAAAATTAAACTTCTAGTAAAAGAAAATGAAGCTGAAGAATTTCTAAGAAGTCATAAATCATATAACGATTTAGACGAAGAAATTAAAGTCAAATTGAAACTACCTTATGTACAAACCACTCTATTAATTAATGAAATGGTTAATCTTGAAGGAGAAAGAAATCCTGATTCGGGTGTAATTAAAATTAAAGAACAAGGAAGAAACCGAAAAGACAGATATAGTAGTCTGGCTTATGGAAATTATATTGCGAATGAATTGGAAAGAGAATTATTAAAAGATGATAATGTAAGTGTAGATGACTATCTATTCTTTATGTCATCAGGTTTTTAAACTAAATTATTTTAATATAGAAAGGAGGTAAAAAGAATGTCTGATGAGAACAAAAATATCGAAAATGAATATGAGCAATGGTTAGAAGTAGCTTCGCTGACCGATTTTTTTACTCAATATGGGTCAGGAGCATCCCTAACTGATATTAAATTAGCTGACTTATATAGATATTTACAAAATCCATATGCACATATTCAAGAAATTCAGCGAGCTGCCAAATATTTATCAAATAAACACGGTATTTTGCGGGATGTTTTGAGAACAGTAAAATCATTGCCTAGTTTAAATTATCACCTGTATTGGTCAAGTCTCGAAAATATTAAAAAAATAAAAAAATATGAACAGGTGGTTCAAGAGTTTTTAGAAAATATTGATGTAATAAAATTTGTTCGCGATGGCTTATATGAAGTTGGTGAAATGGGGACATTAGTTGTTTGTTTACGTTCTAATAAATACTTTCAATTTTTAGATTTAGATGATTTAAGAATAAACAAACAACGTAATGGTAAATGGGTTGTAGAATATGATTTAAAAGCAATTGATTCTTATAAAAGCGTGAATGAAAAAACAATGATAATAGAATCTTTGCCTGATGAAGTAACTCTACAAAAATATAACCTCTATAGAAAAAAAGGTGAAGATTATCGTTATGTTGAGTTAAATAATTGTCATGTTATCAATATTGATGCTAGAAGGAATTTCCCATACGGGTTACCAATGACATTGGGGGCTTGGGAATCAATCTTGCAAAAAGAAATTATAAATCGTGTTGAAAGATCAGTTGCAGATCGATTAATTAAACAAATATTGATTTTATATGCTGGGAATATGCCAGATCCAAAAAATCCGAAAGGAAGTAAACCAGCACCTAAACCACTTATTCAAGCATACTTCAAAGAAGTAAGTCAGCTAATACAAAAGAAAGAACAAGTTAATAGTCGTTATTCTTCTAATGACACTTCAGGCACAGGAGTTATAGCGTTACCTGAATTTTTTCAGTTAAAAGCATTAGAAATTGATACACAAATGTTTAAAAAAGAATTATATGAAAAAATTGATAATGAAATTTTTGCTAATCTAGGCATTTCTTCTGCAATTGTCTATGGAGGTGGCAATTCAGACTATTCTTCAGCACAAATGAACTTGGAAAAACTATTTAGATTTATTTTCACCATTTTAGAACAGTTTGAATCGATAATCAATTATCACATTAATCAATTACTTCCTAAAAATTTAAGCTGCAAATTAATTTTTGATAGATCGACTACTATAGATAAAGAAAATAAGATAAACAATTATAAAGATTTATATATGCAAACAGGAATTGTACAACCTTGGTTGGAGAATTTATTGGGTATTCCTTATCACTATGCTATAAATCAAGCTGAATATGAAAAGAAAGTATTAAAACTTCAAGATGTGATTTATCCTGCGGCTAATGCGTATACCAATTCAGGTAATACTGAAGATAAAGGTGGTAGACCAGAAGAAAAAAACCCTACAAATGAAAACACAATTAAGAGTAAAACTCAAGGCGGAAATGATAAACCTTCCCCATCTGGTTAAAAGAGGTGATAAAAATGAAGGGATATAAGCCTAAAAATTTTGAAGCAAACAATAAAAGCAAATTAAGTTTGTTGGAATTAGGATCAGTAAAATGCGAATGTGAAGAAAACTGTGAATGCGATGAGTGTAAAAAGAAAATTAAATAATAATGAATTAGCAGCACCTGAAAGGAGGTGAAAGTTGGAGAATGAGTGACAGATTAACTCTTGCCTCTAAAATCCTAGAATTGAATGAAAATTCCAATGATATTTACATGACAGTTAAATTATGTATACTTTCCAATCAAGTAAATTATAATAATGCACTTTTTACTGATGACTTTATACAAGGTGTAATTGACAATAAGTCAAAATACATAGGTATTCCTTTGGTTGCAAATAAGGTTAAGCTTGAAAACGGTGTATACGATAATTTAACTCATGAATACAGCAATGGAGAACTAAATACTGATATTATTGGAAGTTTTATAGATTTCTGGGAAGAAACAGATGAATCAAATGCTAAACTGCTTATGGGTGAAGCACGTATTTTCAAAAGATTCCCTTCGGTTTGTGAAGCCATTGTTGAATTATATAAAAATAGTGACTTAGAGTTTTCATGTGAAGTTTTGATTTCGTCATATGAAAACGTGGAAGATGGTGTGAGAAGAATTCATTATAACGATGGTAACAATGCTTTAATTGCTAGTTGTGTAGTGTCAGAACCGGCAGAATCACGTAGTCGTGCAACACTTCTTATTGCAGAAGCATATGAGAAAGATTTAAACAATCTCAGAGAGAAAGGAGATGTTGAAGTGTCAAAGGAACTATTTAATAAAGGGCAAAAAGTTAAATATCATATTGAGAAAAGTGAATTAAGTCTTGATGATATTCGAGATCAAATTTATAACCTTTTGAATCCAACTGATCCAGAAACAGAAGAAAGAAAATATAGATACTGGATTCGAGAATTATTCCAAACATACGTAATCATTGAAGATTGGAATGAAACTGACAAGCTTTACAAAGTAAGTTATACAGTTGAAGATGAAAAGGTTACTATTGCTCCTGAGTCTGAATGGATTCAAGTTGAATTAACTTATCAACCTATAAATGTTGATTTGAATTCATTAGTTTCTGAAAAAGAAAAGGAAATTAATGAATTACAAGATAAATTGAATAAATCAAAGGAGGATTTGGAACTAATGTCTGAACAAAATAAAGAAAAAACACAAGAGTTAGAATCTAAAGTCGCAGAGTTACAAGAAAAAATTGATGAATTAAATGCTTTGTTAGTTTCTGAAAAAGAATCCAAAGTTGAATTGGAAGAAAAAATTAAAGAACTTAATTCTCAAATTGAGGAATTAAAACCTTACAAAGAAAACTTTGAAAAAGCTGAGAAAGAGAAAAAAGTTCAAGAATTGTCTTCTAAATATTCTAAATTGCTTTCTGAAGAAACTTTCAAATCTGAAAAGGTACAAAACGCAATTAATGAATTGAATACAGCAGAGCTTAACAATATTGTAGTTGAAGAAGTAGCTAAACAAAAAGAAAAAGTTGAAACTGCTGAAAAAGACAATAAAGACATTCTAATCGCCGCTTCAAAACAAGGAGATTTAGTAACAAAAGATAAGCATGAGTATTGGGCTTCCCCATCTCATTAATTAATAAAATAAAATAAATTATATACTTATTAAGGAGGAATTTTTAATGGCAGGTTTTGTTGCTTTAGGAAATGATCAGTATCTATCTTATATCAATGCAGAAGCTAATGGGGTGAAAAATGGACAGTTTGTAGTTTTAAACCATGCAGCCAAAACAGCTTCTTTGGCTGATGCTACTACCGGAGATGGACTTGTTTATTTCGTAGTAAACGAAATTGAAACTATTGATGAACAAGGTGTTGACGATATTGATTTTGTTGTAAAACAAGGTAAATTTTTACGTCTTCACTTGCCTCAAAAAGGAGAAATTTTAGTTACTACTGAATTCAATGGTACTTTGAATGAAGGTGATGTAGTAGCTGTTGGTGTTGATGGGAAAGTAGAGGCTGTTGGTTCTCGTACTCCACAAATTAAATTTGTTGTAAAAGAAAAAACAAATGAATATGGAACAGATACATTAAGATTACAAGTTATTTAATTAAATTAAAATAATATTATAATCGGAGGTTATATACATATGAAAATCACAAAAGATTCGCGTATTGTTGAAGTATTTTCTAAAGATTTATTGAAAGCAGAAGTTGATAAAAAAGAAGTTAAAGATGCTAATGAATATATTCGTGAACTAGCGTCTAACCCTAATCCAAACAATCGTTATGAGATTGGGCAAATTCTTCAATATGTTATTGATGAAGGTTTAACTCAACGTCTTCAATATGTTGAACAAATTGCTGATGTAAAAAATACGGGTATGGGAGAAAAAGCACAATTCAAAATTGAAGTTGATGGTTTGAAAGCGTTCTTCCAAGCCAAAAGTTCATCTACTGAACGTTCCAAAATTAGCAACAAATATGTAACTTTGGATACTGATGAAGTATCTATTCGTCCAGTAGTAAATTTCTATGAACTTCAAACAGGAAAAGTAGATTTCAACCGAATCGCTTCTCAAGCAATTACTCAAATGGAATTAAAAATTGTAAAACGTATTCAAGATGCTGTATATGCAGCTTTCTCTGCAATGAGTACGCCTAACTATGCTTCAGGAGCAGGTTTAGTTAAAGGTACATTTGATCCAATCTTTAATGCCATGATGAGAATTGCTGGATCTGTAGCAATTGTTGGTGATATTGAAGCATTGAGTAAATTTACTGCGCTCACTGGATTTAGCAATCGTGTTCCTGATGCTTATATGGTTGAACATAACCAAAATGGAATGATTGGGCAATATTTAGGTGGACAACTTATTAAATTAAACAATCCATTCCAAGTAAACTCTTTAACTCAAACAGAATTGCGTAGAGATTTAATTTATGTCATTCCTAATGGTGTTCCTGAACTACGTCCTATTAAAGTTCAATTTGAGGGTGGCGTTCAAAATATTGACTCTCAAATTAACATCAATAGCAAGGAAATGGAAATGCGTTTTGATCAATATGTTGGTGTTGGTGCAGTCGGTGTACGTAAACTTATGGGAGTTTATGAAGATACAACTCTTGCTTAATAAAAATAAATTAAATTGATAAGGGAGATTATTCTCCTTTATCAATTTATCATAAATCAGTTAAGAATACAAGGAGTGTAGTTAATGAATACATATAAAGTAATAAACAATAATCCATTTAATGTTGGAATTCACTTTGCTAACGAGGCTAATCGTGAAGTCACTATTAGAGCCAATTCATTTGCTATGTTGAGTGAAAATGATATTTTGTATGCCGATTCGGTTAGCACTTTGTTTTCTAATGGAACACTTTATGTTGAAGATGAAGAATTGATGAACAAAATGGGTTACATTGAAAAAAATCCAAATACGATTTCTGAAGAAGATATCCAAAAAATCTTTAAAATGAATCTGACAAAAATGAAATCTGAATTAGAAAAAATAACAGCTAAACATGCTATTGATAAAGTTGTTGAAACGGCTAAGAAATCTGATTTGTCTCAATCTAAATTAAATTTAATTAAAGACGTTTTTGGTGTAGATATTTTTGAAGAACTTGGTCAAGAGATTGTATAAAAATGGGGTGAACTAAATGACCCCTTATGATGAAATATTCATTTTGTTTCTAAGTAAAATTGAAGATTATGAATTAAAAAATGATTTGCAAACAGATCCAGATTTTGCAAAAGAAAAAATGTTAGATTGGCTAATAAGTGCTATTCCAAAATTCACCTATTGCACAAAAGATTTAAGTCAAAGAGATGATGCTAATCAAGCCTTCACAGAAACATTAACACAGATGGAAAAAGAAATACTTTCCACGTTAATGGTTGTTGAATATCTATCACCAAAGGTATTGCGCTCAGAATATTTTGAAACATATCTTGGCTCGAAAGATTTTGCCAACTATTCTCCTGCAAACCAATTGAAAGAAGTAAATAACTTGAAAAAATCAATAAAAGAAGAAGCCGAGTCTTTAATGATACAGTATTATTTCATGCAGGATGTGTAAAGTGTGAAAAAGAAAAATTATTTCGCCTATTTAATAGATCAATTTTACAAAGTTTTATGTTTATTTGAAGAAAAGAATTTAGGGCTTACTACTTTTATTGATTCTCTTAGTTATGAAGTCTATGGTTTGCAATATAGAGTGAAAAACAGCGAAAGCCAAGTCATTATTGATTCATTATTAAATATTCTTGAACATCTATATGATGATAGTCTCCAAGCTGAATATGATTTAAAAATTATCAAAAGAGAAATCTTTCATTGTACAAGCTTAGTTGAAAAGATGCGTGATAAAGAACTTGGTGATCAAAAATGAATTATATAGATAGATACATAAAGCGCTTAGAAGAACGTGGCACAACGTTACCGGAGGCATTGATTAACACAAACAAAAATATTGTTGATAAAAATTTTGCTACATCGCCTTCTTATACTTCCATTTTATTAAATGGGGTTGATAGTGACGCCATAGTAAACAAATCAGATAAGCATGATGAAAAAGTGATTTTGTTCAGACCTAATACAAAAGTGTTTTTAGGGGATGAAATCACTATTGGTAAGAAAACATATTTACTTACTGAAGTTTTTGAAGATGCAATTTACGTTAAGGGAATAGGAAAATTATGTAATTCTACTTTCAGAGTTCTTTCAGGGAAGAAAAGGGTAATTATCGGTCAAAATGATCTGGGTAGACCAGAATATGACGATACATATGAAATTGATAAGTTGGTTCCGTGTATTGTGGAAGATAGGTATTTTTATACCAACATGGATGAGCAACTTCCTTTACCAGAGGGAAGATTAATTATTTCTATGCAATATCAGGTTGCAGATAATCTCAAAATTGATTCTTTATTTGAGATGTACAACGAAACATACAAGATCACAGATATTAATTACACTTCAGTAATTGATAGTAAGGGAATAATGAGAATCATTGCTGAAAGGAAGGTGGATAAGCCTATGGGATGAAAGGACAAATAGGTACAATTTATAAATTATTTACAAACGACGAAACCCTTTTGAGATTACTATATTATCCACCTAAAACTACGAAACAACCAGATCCACTATCTGATACGCTTCCAAACATATTGGAGATGGAATTAGAAGAAAGATGGAATATAATCGATAATTCAATTGTACTTGGTTCTAAATCAGATGATTTAGCAACACAATCCATATGCAGACTTTATTTATATGCAGGAAGAAGAAGATCAATTTCCTATAACTATAAGATTGCTCGTCAGGAAATTATTATAGACATCTTTTCTCACAACTCTTTCGAAAAAGATCTGCGTTCCATGTGGATTTCCGATAGATTAAATACTTTGTTAATAGAAAACAGGTTAGTTGGAATCACTAAAATGGATTATGTAGGGGGAAATCCAATTTCATCTCCGCCTAATTATATTGGTTATCGTCACATTTACGAATTTGAGGGACTGAAAAAATGAGTATGGCAGATATTTTAGGAATGGCGACTTATGTAGATGGAGTTGGAGATGTGCATCCAATTAAGGTAAAGGATTGGGATCTGTTTGAAAAAAATGCAAATGTATTACTATTAACTAAAAATCATTTGCCATTAAATATTGAAGAAGATATCCCCTTACTTGACCGGATTGTAATTGGAATAAGAGATGAAGAATTGGTTGATTCTCTTTGTACGATTTTTAATTTGGTTCTTAAAAGTAATGATTTTCGAATTGATACAGATGGAAAAGATTATTTTTTTATAAACGAAAATAATCAAATAATCACCAATAAAACCTATGAAGAATTAAGACGAGTAATTTTACGCCAAAATATCATCTTTGAACCAAAGGTTTACAAAGATAAACTTCTTCAACAATGGGCTGAGAAAGTATTAGAACACAGAAATAAAGAAGCTGCAAATATAACGATGGAAGATATGATTACTACTATAGCTGTATTAAGTGGTAAACATTATTGGGATATTGCAGAATATACAATCTATCAATTAAAAAGTGAGTTTCAAAGAATAAATAAAATTAAACAATATGAAACCACTTCTATTTTATATGCTAATCCATATGCTGCGGCTGATGTTAAGTTAGAACATTTTGCCGAGTGTTTAGAGTTATATGTAGATCCTTATAAGGGTGTATTTAAATCTACAGAAGGATCTAATATTAGCAAAGCATTTAAAGCGGATTAACTGCCGCTTTAAATAAATTAATATAATACTAATTTTTAAGGAGGAAAAATAATGGCTGTAATTGCAGACGTTTTTGATGTAATTCTTATTGATAATGATGGTGGTGTGGTGGGTACTACTACACTTCAAGACTCTAACATTGAAACTCAAGTAAAAGAGCAAGAAGTTCGTGGCGGTAGAGGTAATCAGCTTTACGGTACATTACATTCTGACCGTGACATTAATATTAGCATGAATGATATTCAATTCAGATTTGATTGGTTAGCAAAACAACTTGGACAGGATATAAAAACTGGTGCTGGTAAAGCCTATGCAACTCCTAAATGGTATGAAGTAAAAGATGATGGAACCGGGGTTGCAGAAATTGATTTAGATAATACACCTTCTGCGGTTAATGAATTAGCGATCTATACAGAGGATGGACAAAGAATTACTGGATTTACTGTAACTGGTAAAACAGTAAGTTTTGCAGGGGCATCACCAACTGTTAATGTAGGCGATGAAATTGAAGTCCGTACATACGTTTATGATACTCCACCTGAAACACAAGAAATTGAAATTGATAACTCTGTTTTCGCCAAAGGTGTTAAAGCCATTTTAACAACTGTTGAAATTGATGAAAGTGAAGAAAGGGTAACTCATACGGTTCAATATGAATTCTATAAAGCTATTCCTACTGGTAACTTCACTATTAACACTGCTTCTGAACGTCAAGCACAAGCACATGCGTTTAACTTACGTGTAGTTAAACCTAAAGCTTCCAATGTTGTAGGTGCTATTCGCCGTATTCCAGTTGCCTAATAAAACTAGGGCAGATTGTTAGTCTGCCCTTCTTATTTTAAATTTGAGTACAAGGAGGATATAAAGTGGCTAAACAACAAAAGAAAAAGAGTACGACTTTGAAACCATCAGATATTAAAAGAAGAAGTAAAGAAACGCAAGTAAAAGAAGTTTATACATTTGATGATGGAAAAACTTTAAAATATTATCCTGTTTTTGCAAACACTAAAATAGAAGAATTGATTGAAGAATTAAGAGTGAAAATTGAATATATAGAAGAAAAAGGAATTGAACTTTCCGATAAAATGACTATGAATTATGTTTTATTTTTGTGTATCAAGTATTTTACTGACTTAAATAAATATATACCTAATTCATTTGAAGAACAAATTGCGTTTATGAAAGAAATGGTTAATGCAGATTATTTTAGACCCATCGTAGAAAAAGCATTTGATCCCAAACAAATTTCTAAGGTACTCGATGAAATAGTGGATATCTTGAGTTCTTATTATACTGTTAAGAAAATTTTCATGGATGCCCAAAAGAAATTTGAAACACTACAATTAAAAAATAAAGAAATATTAGGCGTGTTGAATCAAGAAAGTAATGATGTGAGTTGATATCATGCCACAATTTAAAAATCTCAAAGACTTAGAAAAATATTTAAATAATAAGGTTAAAGAATCAATGAAAGAAGTTGCTGAAACTATTCGAGATGTGGAACAAGAAACTATTGAAACGGAAGTTTATGACAAATATCGCCCTAATTCAGTTGATGGTGAACCTTGGATATATCAACGAAGACGAGAAAATGGTGGTTTAAAAGATAGAAAAAATATGATTGAAAACGTTTATGAAACCGATAATGGTGTTGAAATGATCGTTGAAAACATCACTACTGGTTCAGATAATCATGAACGTATAGATGATTTAATTGAATATGGTGATGGGGCTAACGGTAAACAGTATGATTACAAAAAGAATAGAGATGGTACTGCTTGGCAGTATCTTAGAGGTAGACCTTTCACAAAAAGCACTGCTGAGGAACTAGAACGGTCAAAAAGACATGTTGAGACTTTAAAAAGGGAATTGCGTGATAGAGGGATTAGTGTTGAGTAGAAATGGATGGTGATGCTTTTGGGAAAAAGAAAATATGTTAAGTATGTAACACCTGAAAAATTAGAAAAAGTTAATCCCCAAAATAAAAAGTTGATAGAAAAATATTTTTCATATAAGAATATGAATCTTTCAGATGACACTAAGAAAAGCTACATGTCAGATTTTAATCAATGGCTCGTCTACATTATGGAAAATTATAATAATGAGTATATTTTAGATATTATTAAAAATGATGTTGATGACATGGTTGATTTGTTAGAGGACTATGTAGCTTTCTGCACTACGACATTCGGAAATAAAGAACGTAGAATTCAGAGGAGAGTAAGCAGTATAAGTTCTTTCTTTATATATTTACGCAGAAAAAGAAAGATTAAAGAAAACCCAATGGATTTTATCGAAAGACCTTCTGTCAAAGCTGGTGAAAAACCGCAAATTATTCAAACATTTTTATCTAAAGATCAAGTTGAGGAAATTCGAAGAAAGCTTGAGGAATTAGGAGATCTTCAATTATATACATATTTTGAAGTTGCTTTAACTACAATGGCAAGAGTAAAAGCATTAAACAATATTAAATTAAATCAAATTAACTTTGAAGAAGGAATTATTGAACGAGTCATCGAGAAAGAAGGATATGAAGTTGACTTGTTCCCTTCTGAAAAAGGAATGGAATTGATTAAACAATGGATTGAATATCGTAAAGAAAATGGTATCGAATGTGAATATTTGTTTATTTCTAAACGTAATGGTCAATGGACTAAAGTTTCCAAAAATACAATGCAAATGAGCTGGATTAAAAAAATTGGGAACTTAATTGGTATTCCTCATTTACATAGTCATGATTTGCGACATTCTTACAGCACACTTTTATACAATTCTGGAATGAAACTTGAAGATGTTCAAGATTTATTGCACCACATGTCCCCTGATGTAACATTGAAACACTATATCAAAAAGGATGTCAATAAAATCAAAGATAATAAAAAGAAATTTGAAATATAGAATCCTTTTGAATTTGACAGCTAATGAAATTTGGCTGTCAAGTTGAGATGGATTTTTTTAAATAAAATAAACCTTTTATTTGTGGTAAAAATCGGATACAATGGAAGTAAAATATAAAAACGGGGATGTGGTTTAGTGAAGATAAGACCAGAAGTTTGGTTTTTGATTTTTGTAGCCACTGAAATTTTTTCAATGTATATGGATAGCTTATATGGGGTATTGATTAGTTTTGTGTTTCTCGCTTTGTCCCTCAGCACTTATAAAAACAATAAAGAATTAGAAAAGCAAGATGCGGAAGAACAGGTTAACAATATTTTAAAAAAGCATAATATAGAATGCGATGAGTTGTTTGTTGGAGTTGATAACTTATCGGCTATTGGTTTAGATAAAAAATATCAGAATGTGATCGTTTTAAAAAGACAATCGATTCATGATGGATTTAGAATGAAGTCTATAGCATTTAAAGACATTATAGAAGCAAAGGTTATAAAAGATGGTGTTACTGAAATTAGCACTTCAAGAGCTTCACAAATAGGTGGGGCATTGGTCGGTGGGGTTCTTGCTGGTGGAGTTGGTGCAATAATTGGAGGTTCTGGAGCGACTCAATTTGCAGAAGAAAAACTTTCTAAACTAACGCTTCAATTGGTTATAAATGATTTGTCTGATCCGGTACATTCAATCAAATTTTTGAACAAAGCCGGTTGGGTAGATCCGCATAAACCAGAATACAAAGAAGCTGTTGAGAATTCATTAAGATGGCATAAAATGTTAGAAGTAATCATTAATCGAAATCAAATGGCTTATAATGGGAATGTTTAAGAAGTGTCATTCATTGGCACTTCTTTTTTTATTTATTTTGAGAAAGGAAGTGTCAATGAATGGATGAGTTAGGTATAAAGTTATCAGTTGGACTTGATAATAGTCCTAAATCTGTTGAAGATATCAATAAACAAATTCGAGAATTAGAAGGAAAAATAAATAAATTAAATATTAATCTGAACTTAAGTGGTTTAGATAAGATTCAAAATTTAAATATCGGTTTTGATGATAAAGAAATACAAAAACTTCAAAAACTGGTTGATAAAATACAAAAAAGTTTTAGTAGTGAATTAAACAAATCCTTCAAGCAAATGAATGACAATGCAGATTCGTTAATAATGGATAATGTTAAAAATGAGATTGCGAGATACAGTAATCTACAAGATCGCATAAAAGAAATTAAAAAAGATGCTAACAGTCTTTCTCAAATTACTGTTTCAACAAAAAAAGACATAGATGATATAGAAAGAGCAGTAATTAAATATAGAGATGCTTTAGGAAGAACTATTACCGAAACATACAAATTAATTAATCAAGGTAAAAAAATTGACAGTTCAGACTCTTCTACTAAACCTGTAATGGAATGGGAGTTAGTCAGCAATAAAGCAATTGATAATGTTGAACAACAAGAAAAAGCAGAAGAGAGTTTGCGACAAAAAAGAGATCAATTGCTTAAACAGTTAAGAACACTTGAATTACAAGGAAAAATTACTACTGAAACATTTAAGAAAATGTCAAATGCAATAGACACCAGAGATGATATCCAACAGTTAAATAAATTAAATAATACAATAAAAATGCTGGACAGAAATGCTTCAAGGAAAATTAGTCCGGGCGAATTAATTGCTTCAGATAGTAGTTTGAAAGATTTAAATGGTGTAACTAGTAAGCAGCTAGAAGATATACTAAGAGCCAATCAAGCAATTGGTGATCAAAGAGTTCTCGCTTCTTCCTTGAATCGTGTAACAGGACAGTGGAGTTTAACGATTAAGGAAAATTCAAAAGAACAAAGAACATTAACTGGTACGATTAACACTGCTAATGGTGCAATATATAAACAAACTGACGCAATAAAGGATTTATCTGGTAGACATTTAGGTTTAGCAGAACAAATTGGCATAGCTATATCACGAACTTTCACATGGGCTACGGCTATGACAGGTTTCTATGGAACTATTCGTGGTATCCAAAACATGCTTCAAGAAGTTATTTCTATCGATCAAGCTATGACTGAATTGAAACGTGTAATGGATGCGACACCAAAACAGTACAACGAAATGTTGCAACAATCAATTGAGTTGTCTAAACAACTAGGTAACAATGTTCATGATGTATTAGATTCATTGACAGAAGTTGCTCGTTCTTATGGAGATACATTGTCTCAAGCAGATATGTTGAAACTAACGAAAACTAGTATATTAGCATCTAACGTTTCAGATTTAAGTCCTGCTCAAGCTATGAGTGACATGATTGGAGTCATGAATGCTTATAAAATTTCTGCACAAGATAGTATTCAAATAATTGATAAATTAAACGAAGTTGACAACAACTATTCAGTTAGTACACAACAAATTGCTGATGCTATGCAAAAATCAGCTTCAGTAGCAAAAGTATACGGTGTTAGTTTAGATGAATTAATTGGTAACATTACAGCAATTGGATCAACAACTCAAGAATCTGGTGAACAAATTGGTCGTGCATTAAAAACAATTTACTCAAGAATCACTACACTTGGACAAGCTAAAGATGCATTAGATTCAGTGGGCGTTTCCATTTATGACATGAATAATCAAGTAAAACCTGTGTCAACCATTTTGGATGAATTGGCTAAAAAATGGAAAGGTTTAAGCGATGAACAACGACAAAATGTAGCAGTAAATGTTGCTGGACGAGATCAATTAACGAGATTTTTGGCTTTAATGGAAAACTGGAATATGTCTATTAATGCAACAAAGACAAGTTTAAATTCAGCCGGAAGCGCAATGCAAGAAAATGAAAAGTATCTAAATTCTGCTCAAGCTAGAATTAATGAATTAAAGACTGCTTTCACTGAGTTATCTTTAGCAGTTGGGAAAGCATTTCTTACTGACGGATTTATTGGTGCTGTTGAAATATTAAAAGGGATGGCAGAAGGTGGGGCAAAAGTAGCCAGTGTAGTAGGTGTACTTCCTATTATTTTTGGAACAGCTGGTGTTGCAGCTTATGCCCTTAGTAAAAATTTCAGAAAAGCCATAACTGAAATGTCTATATTTGAAATAATGTCAAAAGGATTAACAATTTCGACAACAGCTTTAGCAACAGCATTTAGAGGATTGGCCGTTGCAACTGGTGTAGGTTTAATATTTGCTGGTATTGGTTTTGCCGCAGAAAAATTAATTGCGCACTTCACTGAAGCCAAGAAAAAAGAAGAAGAATTTCAACAAAAACAACAAGATATGATCGATTCTTTCAAAAGCCACGAAAAATCTATTGAAGATTTGGCTGATCAGTATGAAAGATATGAACAAAAAATCTCAAGTGGTCATTATGATGTTCAAGATCTTCAACAATTTAATGATATTAGAAGGCAATTAGCTAGTTTAATGCCTTCTTTGATTGTAGGCGAAGATGCCTACGGGAATAAAATTATTGGAACAAGTTCAAGTATAAAAGAGCAAATTAAATTATTAAAAGAACAAATCGAAACTCAAAAACAAGTTGATGCAATCAAAAAAGAAAAAGAAGTAAAAAAAGAATATGACGATGCAATAAAAAATTATAAAAAAGCACAAAGCAAGAAAGATGAACAATGGGACGATTTCCTTTATGGTAGTCAAGGTATTCTTGGGAAAATTATTCCAAGTACAAGTAATAGTGGAATAATGAATGGTATTAAAACCATTGATGATTTAAATAAAAAACTTGATGAATATGAAAAGAAAAGACAAAAATTATTGGCTCAAGGAAAAGATTTAAATCCAATAGATAAACATACATACAATCTTTTAAAAGATCAAAAAGAACAAATGACAGAAATGACTGCCGAAGTACAAAAATCGAGTATATTACTTGGGCAAGCCGCAAAAGATTACATACAAAATATGATGCAAGCAGATAAAGCCACAAACAGCACAACAGATTCAATAGTTACAAGCTTTGCAACAATGGTGTCTTCTTCCGGTGCTAGTGCTGACAAAGTTAGAAAAACATTGGATGATTTAGTCGGTTCATTAGATAGTAAAAAATTCAAATCAGCTTTTAATGGACTATCTGATGCAATTGATGAATACGATACGGCAGTTAGTAAAGGTTTGTCAGATAAAGAATTAAAAAAATATGCAGATAATGTAGAAAAACAATTTGATCGAGTTAAAAAAGTGCTGTTAGGTGTTGCAAAAACTCAATTAGGTGGTAACTCTAAAGCATACAAAGAATTAAACAATGAATTGAGCGCTCTTTTACCAAGTTTAATTGGTGTTGGAGACGAAAGTGATAAAGCAGCAGATAAACAAGGAAAACTGTCTCAAAGTGTAGAGCTTTCTTCTGATGAAATTGTACGTAATGCTGTAGCAAATTACGAATCATCAAAAGCCATTGACACTAATACTAAAGCAACTGATGATAATACAAAATCAAAATATGACAATATGAGTGCAAATGAAATATTGACTCAAAAATATAATGAAACAGCAGATTCGGTTGCAGTATACAATGGTTTGCTTGAAGATATGGCAAATGGAAAGAGATTGTCGGCAGCAGAAGCAATGGATCTAATTTCAAAAGAGTCAGATTTAGCTAGTGCAATTACGGTAGAAAATGGCGTAGTTAAAATCAACAAAGATGCTGTTACAAAATTAAGAGATGCAAAAATAGCTTCTTATCAAGACATGTTGAATGCTACTCAACAAGAAGCTATTAATACTGCCAACGCCACAATTAGCAACTTGCAAAATTATGGATTACAAATTCAAGCTATTGAAAATTTACAAGATGCTAAACGAAGATTGGCTGAATTAAGCGATTTAAGAGATATTGCAAACTCAGGTATGGGTGACTGGGGAACTAGGGATGAAGTCAATAAAGCATACGATCAAGTAAAGAGTGTCGTTGATTTATATCAGAATGTTGAAAATCTAAAAAAATTAGCTTCACAATCATTAAAACAAGTTGGAACTGCCACAGATAAATCCACCAGAAGTACCAAAGAACACACAAAAGCAGCTAAGAGTGATAAAGATGCTATTGATGAACAAACAAATTCATATAGAGAATTAACTGATATAACAGACAAATATAAAGTAGCACTTGATAATGTAAACAATGCATTAGATCAACAAGAAAAACTTTATAATAAAATCCCTAAATGGCATGAACAGTATCGAATGGCACTTGATAAAGAAATTAAACTATTACAACAAAAGAAAGCCTTATTACAAGAAGAAAGTGCAGAACTGAAAAATCAAATTGCCATCAATTCTACCCTTGTTGGTCAAGTTTATACTGGCTCTGGTTCGGTTTCAAGCAGTGGTGGAGGGACATATACAGGTAAATATGCAAGCTATATTAATGCCGCAGCTAAAAAATATGGTGTAGATCCGTTCTTAATTGCGGCAGTTATTCAACAAGAGTCAAGATTCAATCCTAGCGCTCATTCACCTGCCGGCGCAATGGGACTTATGCAATTAATGCCTTCAACAGCTAGAAGCTTGGGTGTTTCAAATGCGTACAACGCATATCAAAACATAATGGGTGGAACGAAGTATTTAAAACAATTATTAGACCAATTTCATTCTGTAAGTTTGGCATTAGCAGCGTATAATGCAGGCCCCGGTGCAGTAAGAAAATATGGTGGTATCCCGCCATATTCTGAAACGCAAAAATATGTAAAAGCTGTAACCGGATATTATAGCAGTTTTAGAGGATCTGCTGGAGGCTCTGTTTCTGTTTCAACCAGTTTAGGAGGTTCTGTTTTACCCGGTTGGGGTGGGCAAATTACTTCTGGTTATGGAATGCGAAATGGAGTAATGCACAGAGGAATTGATATTGCAGGTTCAAAAGGACAAACATTAGCTTCTAATATTGCAGGTACAGTTGTATTTGCTGGCTATGGTACAAAAGGATCTGGCTATGGTGGATACGGAAATGTGGTTGCAATAAAGGATTCGTCTGGATATGTGCATGTATATGGTCATTTAAGTAAAGTTTTAGTTAAAAAAGGTGATAAAGTAAGTGTAGGTACAAAAATTGGTACGTTAGGAAGTTCAGGAGATGCTTCAGGTGTTCATTTACATTATGAAATTCGTAAAAATGGTCAACTTGGCAATACAATCAATCCGATTTCCTATGTAAACAAGGCGAAAAATACTTATGTAGATGCTGTTGCAGATACAGTAACCACTATAAATGATTTGCGTTCGCAATATAGTAGTGTACAAAGCGATATTGCAGGTATCAATGACCGATTAGAAGAGATTCGATATGAAAAAATTGAATCAACAATGGCTGTTTATGAAAAAAGAATAAATGATGTACAAAATAAAATCGATACTATTGATAATAAATTAAAAAATTATGCTGAATATACGACTCAGTATAGACAATTACTTTATAACAAATATAAAGATATTGGTTTACAAAGAAGACAAAACGCTTCTGAGATCGCTTATGTTAAATCTGTACTAAAGTCGGGCAAATTAAATTTAGCCAAATTATATGAATACCAACAAAAATTAAATGATTTATTAAAACAAAGAGATGAATTATACGCTCAACAACAAGAAGTGTATGGGGAAATTGTTAATTCTACATTATCAACTTATGAGAAAAGAATTAGCGATTTACAAAATCAAGTTGATGCATTAGATGCAAAATTAGGAAACTATGATCAATCTTCGCCTTCTTATAGAAATGTGCTTATTTCAAAAGAAAATGCTATTTATGGACAACGGAGACAAAACGCTTCAGAAATTGCCTATCTTCAATCTGTTCTAAAAGCAGGAAAGTTGACCAATGAACAGTTAGCAGAGTATCGGCAAAAATTAAATGAATTATTAAAGCAAAGAGATGAGTTATTAAAAGCACAGCAAGAAGTTGGAGATGCCAAAGTTGATTCTTACATTTCAGAAATGAACGACTTATTGGATAGATTAAATTCTGCTTTAACTTTATCCAGAAGTAAAATGGAAAGAATGAATAAAGAAAGCCATGAATATGCACAAACATTGGCTTATCAAAACAATGTTTTGCAAGAACAGATTGATGCTTTGAAAGCATATCAAAATGTATTGACCAAAGTATTAAAAACTGAAACTTTATCAAGTGAAAAGAAAAAAGATCTTGAAAAAGAATTAAGTGACATTAATCAACAAATCGAAGACTTGACTAATGAACAATATGACATAAGAAGTGATTTAGCAGATCAATATATAGATGTCATTAAATCAGCCATTCAAAAAGAACAAGAGTTAAAAACAAATGCTCTACAAAAAGAAATGGATGACTTGGAAAAAGCACATCAAGAAAAATTGGATATGTATGACAAAGATGTAGAAGCATTTGAAAAAGCAATAAATGAAAAGCTCGCTTTGATTGACGAACAATATGATGAAGACATGTATAACAAAAATATGAACAATTTGTTAAAACAGCAAGCAGATATTCAAGGACAAATTGATGCTTTAATGTTAGATGATTCCTTAGAAGCCAAAGCAAAAAGAGCTGATTTACAAAAACAATTGCAAGATGTTCAAGATCAAATTGACCAAGCGCGCTATGATCGCGAAGTTGAATTAAGAAAGAAAAATTTACAAGATCAACTGGATAGTTATAAAGAAGATATAGATGCGAAAAAAGATGCTGAGGATCAAAAATATGAAGATCAAAAGGATTCTTTACAAAAACAACTAGATGAATGGAATTATTACTATAATGAATTATTAAATGACGAAAAATATTTTAATGATTTAAGGCAACAAATTTTGGACGGAAATTTAAAAGAAGCTCAAGAGAAATTACAAGAGTATTTGGATCACTTTAAACAGTATAATCAAGATACAGTTAAAGAAATTCAATCAAGTTGGACAGAATTACAAAGTTTAATTGATAAAATTCAACATTTACAAGATACAGGTTCAACAGTTACAGACCCTAATAATGACGATAATTCAGGAATTTTAGATAGTGCAAAGAAATCTGATTGGGAACGCTATTTAGAAAATAAACGCCTAATGCAATTTGGAAACCCTACAGAAGAACGAAAAGAACAGCTCAAAGAAGAAAATGATATGCTTAGGACAAAATGGGGTTTTGAAGATGGAAGTTATCTTGATTTATTAAAAAAATATGAACCTGAAGAATACGAAAAACAAAGAAATGCAGCTTTTCAACAATATCTGACCAATAAAAGACTTGCTGAATTTAATGATCCAACCCCTGAACGTGCAGCACAATTAAAAAAAGAAAATGATAATTTAAGAAAACTTTGGGGATTTGATGATGGTTCGTATGTTGAATTATTAAAAGAATATGATATTGATCGGTACAATAAGGAAAGATCTGCTGCTTGGCAAGAATATTTAAATAACAAGCGTTTAGCCGAAAAAAATCAACCTACTCCAGAAAGAGCTGCTGAATTAAAAGCAGAGAATACAAAATTAAGACAAAAATGGGGATTCCCAGATGGTAGTTATGATAATCTGAAAAATTTAAAGAAATATCATGATGGTGGCATCATTGGTGGAAAAGGAAGTCGATTAGCTGAGGTATTAAATATATTGGCAAATAACAATCCTAATGAAGTAACAGTTAAAGCATTGCTTGGAGAAGTGGCAATACCTGAGAAGAATATTCCAAATCTATTCAAAAATATTTCAAAAGCGATTCAATCTATGATAACAATACCTCAACCATCTTTAGTCAATTATCCTATTCAAAATATTAATGATAATGAGTCTGACAATGTTGGCATTAAAATTTTCTTTAATGTAGATAAGATGTATGCAACTCAAGAAGAAGCTGAAGACTTTACCACAAAAATAATGAATTCAATTAAGCGAAAAAGGGGTGGTCGGTTTTAATGCTTGAATCCCTAAATTTTTATTATGACGGTATTTATTCTGTTGATATGGGTGTCGTAAACGTAAGAGTATCAGGTGGTTTATTTGAGGAAACTTTTATTCCAAACAGAGAAATTAAAGAAACAAAAATTTCTAAAAGAGATAAGCCTTATTTTAACGGCTTATCTCTTTCTTCTTATTCTTTTGGATTAACACTTTTTTTCGAAGATGGTTTTGATGAAGATAAAAAACGAAAGGTAGCTAGGTGGTTAAATCAGGATTATTATAAAGAATTCATTTTTGAATCTAACCCTACACAGATATTTTACTGTATGCCTGAAGGAGAAATGAAAATTTATCACAATGGGAACGGGGAAGGTTATATAGATTTAACAATGAAATGTGACTCTCCTTATTCATATAGTCATGAGTTTATCCAAGAAAATTTAGAGTTTACATACGATCAAAATCCTTATCTTTTTAATCATAATTTTTCTACTTATGTTGGTGGTACATATGAAAATACGGTAATTAAAGATGGTGCGTTAGAATTGGACAAATTAGACTGCAAATGGAGTGAAATTTTTACTTCTACAGATAAGTGGGGTGACATCTTACTATGAAATCAACTGATAAAATGGGACTAAAAGTTATAGAAAATAGTGTTTATGATGAGTTTGCTGAAGAAATGTTGAATAGCTATAGTGATAATTTTAGTAAAATTGACGAATGGGTAGAAGGAAAAATTGATAATATTGAAAATTTAGTATCAGGTCAATTATACAAAAAATCTGATCGAATGTTGAATATAAATCCGGATATCGGTAATTATGTTGGTTGGATCAATATAAGAGAAGGAATATTTGCAAAAAAATGGACAGCAAATACTGATTACAGCGTTGGTGATTTAGTAAGACCTAATTCTGATAATGGACATGTTTATCGTTGTGTTTCAAATGGAAAATCCCAAAATATTGAACCTTTGTTCAATACAACTTCTTCTTCGCAAACGGTTGACTTAAGAAATGCAAACACATGGAATCCAGATCAAAGCTATCAGGTTGAAGACATTGTTATTCCTACGAATGGGGCTGATACTTATTATTATAAATGTATTGTTTCAGGAACTTCTGGAGAGACAGAGCCAACATGGAACAGTAATCAAGGAACTACAATAGTAGACGGTTCTGTAACATGGTTAGTAGAAAAAACAGCCAAATGGGAAGAATTTGGGACAGCTTGTTTATTTAGACCTTATGGGAAAATAGAGTAGGTGTAGAAATGTGAAAAAATGGTCAGAAATTCTAAAATCGTATGGAACATTCATTTCGGATGAAATTGACTTGTCTTCTAATTATAACTACTATGTTTTTTTCTCTAATGATTATGTTAGCAACAGTGAGACAAAAGTTGAATTTTATCTTTCATTTTCGGATGATCAAGGGACAACTTGGGGTGATTGGAAATCACTTGATTTAAGTGTTCAAGATTTATTCGCTTTTTCTGATAATATAAGTAATTTAAAAATGAAATACATGATAAAATTATATTCAAAACCAAATACACCATCACCATCAATTAATAATTTTAGTTTAAAAATTACACCATATTACAGCATTTCAAACTTAGGAGATGTGATTTGCAAACCTCAAATTTGGGTTAAAAAGTTAAACGGTGACGGAGATATTTATCTTAAAAACTCTACAACCAATCAAGAATTAATTTTAAAAAATTTAAAAAAAGACGAAGAAATTTTTATAGATTGTGATAATGAAGACTTAATTACATCTCTTCCATTAACGTATAGATTTGATGATCATAATGATGTTTTTTTAGAACTTGATATTGGAGAAAATCTAATCACCGGATACGGTGATTTTTCTTTTGATATAAAGACACAATTCAAATATTTGCAAAGATAGGGGGTGAATATATGGAAACATTAAGAATTGGTGAGATAGATTATGGTAAAAAACCAGTAAAACCAGAATTGTTTTTATGTAAGAAAAGTAAAACTACAATAAAAAAATTGACAGAAGCCTATGAGATTAAATATGGAGAAAAATTAGATGCATTAAATGAATTAAGCTTTAAAATTCCAGCAAAAATAGAAAAAAATCATGTGTTAATAGAGAATGAAAATATCAAAACAATAAAACACAGATACTTGTTTAAACTTAAACTAAATAATTATGTGGAATATTTTTTATATAATGAAGTGCAAAAAAGTGGAAGCGAAGATACAAATGAAGTTGAATATCATGCCTTCAGCTTAGGATATGAATTAAATGATCGAATTATCAGAAGTTATAGTGAAATTTCTAAACCTTGTAGTGAACATTTGAGAAACATATTATCAGAAACTAATTGGGAAGTTGGTTATATTGATTCTGAATTTGATCTTAAATACCGTACTTACGAAGTATCTTCACAAACTGTATTACAATGTGTAACTGAATTAGCCGAAAAATACAATGCAGTAATTAAATGGGATACGGTTAATCGAAAAATTAACTTTTTCCTTCCCGGTAACGTTGGTGTAAATAGAGGATTAAAACTAAATTATAATAAATATTTAAAAAGCATAAATCAAGCAGAAAACTCAGAAGAAGTTATAACCAGACTTAAATTATATGGAAAAGATGAATTGAGTATTAGAGATATTTCCCCAACAGGACAAAATTATTTAGAAGATTTTTCGTATTATATGTATCCTTTTCAAAGAGATGAAAATAGAAATGTTATAGAACATTCTTATTATATGAGTGATGAATTATGCCATCAATTATTAGACTATCGAGAACTAGTTGAAAGCAAAGAAGGAGAATTTAATTCATACTTACAACAGAAAAAAGATTTAGAGTCAGAATTAGCAACTAAAGAAAATGAATTAAGCAATTTAAATATGGAAATGCAACAAATATTAGACTCATTAGATGTTGCAAATGCAACTGGCAATGTAAATGGTGAATATCATGATGACTTAGTTGATAAAAAAAATCAAAAACAAAATGAAATTGATGCAAAACAAAGTGAAATAGACGAAGTTCAAAATGCAATAAACGAAGTGGTCAACAATATAACAAATTTACGAGAAACTATAAAAACAGAAGCAAATTTTACTCAGGAAGCGTTGATTGAATTAAATGATTATATTATAGAAAAAGAATATGTTAACGATAGCATTGTGGATGAAGAAGACCTATTAAATGAAGGACTCGAAGCTTTCAAAACTTATAAAGAACCCAAAATTTCCATTAATATTGATATTGTAAATTTTTTAGATATTGTAGAATGTCAAAATGATTGGGATAAACTGGTTCTTGGTGACATAATTACTATACGTGTAGATGAACTGGATCTGTATACACAGGCAAAAATAATTGAAATAAATTATGATTTTGAAAACTCCTCTATTAGTTTGACAATCGCAAACGAAAAAGCAATTGATGATAATTTAAACGCATATATGAATATGCTTTATACATCATACAACGCTGCAACAGTTGTTAATATGGAGAAATTTAAATGGGATTTATCTTTGGAAAATAACGGAATGATAAATCAGATTATTAATGACATATGGGACGCTAATAAAAGAGCAATTGAAGGTGGTTCTGAACAGCTAATTTCATTTAGTAATAGAGGAATTATTGTAAAAAGTATTACTGATCCAAATACATGGTTGGTTATTCAGAATGGAATTTTAGCTATTACAAACGATGGCGGAGATACATGGAAACATGCAATCACTTCTGAAGGTATTGTTGGAGAACGTTTATACGGAAAAATTATAATGGGCGTCAATTTAGCGATTGAAGATATCGATGGCATAATCAAATTTAGAGGAAGTAAAGGTCAAATTTTTGACAGAAATGGCAACGAAGTAATGAGATTAGGACTGGTTTCTGATCCTCCTGATGAAGATTGTTTCGGTTTGAAATTAGATAATGGAAAGCATCAAATATTTGTAGACACCCTTAATGGTTTTAAAATTAATAAAAAACAATTTGGTGAATGGGTTCCTGTGATGTACGCCGATTTAGACGGCAATTTTTGGGTAAAGGATTTTAAGGCAAAGAATTTAACCATAGAAGATGATGATGGTTATTTTAAATTTCAAGGAAATAAAGCGACTGTTTCAGATGGTTTTAAAGATGTAATGTGGTTAGGATATTTAGCTGACGAAGGCAATGATTTTGGCATTATTGTTAAAAATGACGTAAATGACATTTATATGACTCGAAATAGAGGCTTTGAGATCACTAGAGATGGCGTAACAAAATTTAAAGCAGATTTAGATGGTGGATTATACGCTGAAGATATTACAACCAAAAATATAAAAATAATCGATGGAGAATTAGGTGAAGGGATAGAATTTGACCAAATCACAGGAATAACCATAACAGGACAACATGGTGAAAAAATTTATTTGAATGCAAATGAAGGAATTAAAATTGAGGTTAACGGGGATAAAAGATTTTGGATAGATACAGACGGAACATTAAGAGCAAAAAAATTAATAATTACTCCTGATAATGAAGAACAATTAGTTGAGTTACCAGATGGTTCTTTTATATCTGAGTTAACAGTTAACAGTTTAAGAAGTTTAAATAGCGTAAATCCTCAAGATCACGTCTACATAAAAGACAATTTTATTAAATTGGTTACAGGTATAGGAGATGCAACAGATGTTCCCAAATTTACTTTAGCTTTAGAGTCATCGGGTGGTTCTAGTTATCCTAAAATGACTTGGGGTGCTGGTGGTTTAACTGGAGGAACAGATATTGGATACATATATAAAGACAACAACGGTTTTTATTGGCAATACGTGGGCGAAGACGGTCAAACTCGTAAGATAAATTTAAATGATACAGTGTCAGATTCCATTTTGATTCAGTCTCCACATAATATTAGAGTGGCTGGAAATGTAGTTAGAATCGAAGTAGACAGTAATAACTATATAGAAATTAGTAATACGGGTGTAAAAATCAGAGGAACTAGAATTGATTTAAACTAATGTTGGGAGTGATATCATAATGCCTAATGTAGCCAGAGTTGATGATAGCATTAACCCTTATACAACTAGTTCAAATCAATGTTACCAACCTTATTCATATTCGTGTAATTGTGACGAATATGGTTGCTCGACATGTACGGGCTATTATTATTCTTCAGCAAGTGGAAGTGGGAAAATTAGTTCTGGTTCCAGTAATGTATTCGTTAATGGTAAAAAATTAGCTTATAAAAACTCAACAACTAGTGAACAAGCTACCTGTCCAAGTGGATATAGTGGCAGTTCGAGTGGAAATGGGTCTGTAACTTCGGGTAGTGGAACTGTCTATGTCAACGGTAACAATGTAGCGTTCAATGGTTCATCAGTAAGAACACATACCGGACAAAATAGTTCGATCAATAGTGGTTCTAATAATGTTTTTGTAGGAGGATAAATCTATGGTCTTTCCACAGGATTTTTATTGTTATGATGATTTTGATGATATTCCAAATGAAGTCGTGAATCAAATGATCAATAATTTACTTCAAAAAGCAAAAGATAATCCTCAAATGTCTGTATTAATTGACAAGTTGGGTAATACCGAAGTGATCATTTTTAAACAATATAGAGCCGATATTGACAATATGGCTTATAGAATTATAGTGATGAAAAATCATTATGAATATATTGTGGAATTAGATAATGAGGAAACATTAACTTTTATCAATAAGGAAGAAGCTGAAAATTCCGAAGTGATTAAAAAGGGTTGTTTAGGATGTAATTAAAACAAAATTAAACAAATAAGGAGGTGATACATTGGATACACCGAATTATTTAGGATTTCTAAATCCAATACATATCACATGGAGAAAAGGAACATCTGATGACCCATATATTGATAGAATCGATTTTGCCACTGTCGTTAATCAAAGGGTTCAATTATTAGAAATTCCTGATAAAACTTTCAGAGTAAGAATCAATGGTATGGTTGAAATAAATTATGACAATTTAAAAACAAAAGATATTTCACCTAACGAATTTTATGTAGATTACAGTAATGGATTTATTTTATTTCATCAGTCTATGGAAGGGAAAACACTGTCTATTAGCTATAAAGGGCGAGGGTTTATCGCTTATCCATCTGAAAGAATTTATCATTATGATGAAAAAAATAATGTTACAGAAAGTCTATATAATATTATTGAGAATTCAAAAGACACTATACAAGAAACTTTAAACAAAATAAGCGATTATCAAGAAATTAGAAATAATGTGGTCATCGCTATTAATAATGCCAATATCGCCACCAGCAATGCTAATAACTCTGCAAATGAAGCTTATATAGCAAGCGATTTAGCTAAAAAAGCATATGAAAGTACAAAGATTGTTTTTAAGCCCTATGTGCAAACATTCAACGATATACTAACAACATATCCCAATCCTGAATTTGGTTGGACGGTTCAAGTCTATGACTCAGGAATCAGGTATCGATTTGACGGTAAAGATTGGGTTCCTATTGATTTATTAGGCGGAAATATTCCAAAAGCGTCAGAATATGTAGATGGATTAATGTCAAAGGATGACTATCAAAAATTAAAATCATTCCCTGTCGAACTGAAGGACAGGGTTTTAGTTTTTGTTTTACCATCTTATCTTGGCATTGGCGTTCAAGGGGTTTTGGGAAGATTCCCTTTTGACGGTGAAATTGTAAGTATACGAGCTTTTTGTGGAACAGCAGGGACTACGGACACTTTGATATCAATAGAAAAATCGACAGATTTGATAAATTGGACTTTGATATTATCAAATAACTTAAGAATCAAAGCTGGAAATAATTTTGATGATAATAGCTGTGTTGTTCAAACAACGGATGTATCTCAAGGAGACATTTTTAGAATCAATGTTCTTCAAAGTGGCGAAAACGCCAAAGATTTCACTATTGAAATTAAAATAAAAATATAATAGAAAGGAAGATATTATTTATGACACAACCAATTGTAGCTTGGTTTGATGCGACTGATACGGAAATTACGGGTGTATATAATTTTCAAACTATTGATGCAGGAACAGCTTCACCTAATCACACATTTACGATCTGGAATAATAGAAGTGGAAATACCGATTTATCGAAAATGGAAGATGTAACAATTACTACAGTTGATATGAATGGTGGAGATGGAGACACTGTTGGTCAAATTGTCCAAGCAGTTAAAGATAAATGGTTTTGGGTAAAAGTTGATTCTCTCAATGAAGTAAATTTTACTCAAATTGGTGGAAGTACGGCTAAAAAAGCTTTGGGTACAACAGGAACAACTAAAAACCCGAAAGAAGGAACTGCTACCAGTTGGACTGCCTCTCACTCTTATTTGGTTGGAGATGTAGTTAAGCCAACAACCGCAAATGGTTATATTTACGAATGTACGCAAGCTGGAACTTCTGGTGCAACTCAACCAACTTGGCTTACTACAGAAGGGGCTAATATTGCAGATGGCACAGTACAATGGGTAGCTATTCCAATCAATAAGCAACCACAAACACAAGAAATTTTAGGAGTTGCAAATGATGGAACTGAAGCTAATAGTGGAGCCAACTTTGTCAAAGTAACTATGTACGCAGATGTTCCACTTTCTGCAAGCGCAGGAAGAAATGATTTCAAACTTCGTGTAAGTTATAGATATGTATAAAGATTAATAAAACAGGGCGCTTTAAAAAGAGTGGGCAAATTATTGCTCACTCTTTTTTATTATGAAATTTCAACCACAATACAATGAGGGTGTGATTGATGTGATTTTTCAGAATTACAATGGTTATTCTCCTGTAAAAGAACAAGACTTTATTTGGATGGCAGAATATGTTGATGGGAGTTATTTATCTGAATTTGATTTAATTACTCATAAATCAAACAGTTTTTATAGCATTGATAAAAATAAATTAATTCGATTTGGCTTACTGGGTCAAGGTATGAAGTTTTATTTCGAGGTCAATGGAGGCATTTTTAAATTAAATGGTCAAATTATCATGTTCAGTTATGTAGACACAGATGGAAAAGAGTATTTTCTAACAGGTCAGAATAAACTGTATAACGATATTATTACGTACAAAGATGCTTACGCTGATGGAAATATGTTTATTAAAGGTAATGGATTATTAAAAACAACAATAAGTCAATATAATTTTGGATATAAAACAAAATTTAATATAAATAATATGTCTTTTAATTTTCAGCCAATTTTTTGTTTACCATATAATAAACCAGCATTTATTGAACTAAAATTAGTTTCCAATAAAGATATGAATGGAAAATTGAGAATTTATCGTAGTGGCAGAATTATTGATGAGATTGATGCTCCACTTAAAGAAGGTTATGCTGGGTTTACTAAGTGGACTATTCGTTAGTTTAAAAGGGTGAAGATAATATGACCACAATTATTGATATTGGTATTCCTATAGATTTAACGAAAGGTGTTTTTAATAATGTGGAAATTGTAAATGATAAATTACAACTTTCCGAAAGAGAAGTCTTGCCCAATGGTAAAAAAAGATATTATGAATTTGGCTTCTGGGAATCAGAAGTTATTGATTTGGTTGATGTATTTAAAGATTTCGATAAAATCGTGGCAAATATTATCAATAAAACAAATGATAAGATTACCATTTATACAAGAACTTCGAGTGATGATTTGAGTTGGACAAATTATGTACCAATAAACCAAGATAACACGATTGCTTCTCCTATTGGTAGATATATTCAAATTAAAGTGACATTTACAGCAGGAGAAACAGATGAATTGATAATTGTTGATGACTTTAATAATGGAGATGAAGTAAAGTTTACACCGAATGAATTTGTATCATTTGACGGGAAATTGGGCTTAAAGAAAGAGTACGAATATGACATGTTAAAAGACATTAATTGGACTGACGCTGGTACTTTGTTCAGGCAAGTCATTAAGAAGTCTAAACTGAAGAAAATCGATTCTATATCTATTGTGTGAGATTTATTGTGTGAGGTGATTATATGGCAGTACCAGCAACAACGGGTAAATTATGTACTACTATTCAAGAAATGGAGATAGGGGATTTTATATATGCCACAGTTGATTCTAGTGGAAATTGGGTATTCGGTGATACACTAGGGAAGCCTGAATTACCTGTGACGGCGGTGGCTGTTAACTCATCTAATAAAACTCATTGGAACTATTATTGGTATATGATAAAGGTAGACAAAGGATTTCTCATCAGTGATCGTGTTTGGTATCATACTGTATCTTGGGATACTTTAAACGGTTGGAAGAATATTCAAGGTATAACTATTACATCAAATCAAGGAAATGGAATTATCCGTTCCCTTACAGGTGGAGTAGCATATGCAGATGTTAATGGAAATAAAGCTACTACAGATCAAGGCTTTGGTGCATGGCCTACAAACAATGAATGGGATAAGTATATAGTGAATTTTCCTATAGATAAAATACAAGAAGGAAAGACATTGGATGATGTGTTTCATTGGAGTGGTGTTTATTCGTGGTGTCAAGATACTACAGTAAATGGTTTAAATCTGAATAATGTGGCTTCAAATAATACATTTAGGGTTAATAGAGGTAATGGTTCAGCAAAATATTTTAATTATGCGGTATCTAATGGTTCATATAATATTGTTGGTTTTCGCCCAGTCTTTGAATATAAGGAGGTGTAAAGATAAATGCCTTTAACACTTAATAATGATTTAAAAAACTTAAAAGTAGGAGACTACTTTTGGTGTAAGTACATAGCGCCTACTTCTGGACAAGTAGGGATTTTCTCTGATTTAGCTACAAAAACAGATGCAGAAGTTACAGGGCTAGAAATACCCGTTGCCTCTAGTGCTACACCTAATGGATACTTTAGATTCATCATGGTGGAAGATTGGAACGGAAAGAAAAGGCTTGTCGCTGACAGAAATATTCAAAACAGTATTAGTTGGGATACTTTGAATAGTGCCGGTATAGCAAGTGGAAATGGTGTTTCAACATATATTGGCGATAGCATAATACCTCCCATGACATCAAATAACAGTAACGGAATTGAATTGACTCCATCTTCCGAACGAACAGCTTATTCAAATTATGCTTACAAAGCATTTGATGGTTCATTTTCTGATGGGTCTACGTCTGTGTGGTGTGTAAATTCGGGAACAAGTGGAGATATTCGAATAAAGTTATCTTCTGCTAGAATCGTATCGTCCATTACTATGAAATCAGCACTCGTTACCACGGGAACATATGCAGTGAAAGACTGGCAATTCTTCGGTTCAAATGATGGAACAACATGGGATTTATTATCGTCAGGAACTCAACAAAATAATAATCAACTTCAAACGTATTTTTTCAATAATCAAAATCCATATCTCTATTACAAAATATCAATTTTGAGTTCTTATGGCAGTATAGCAGGTATTGCAGAGCTTAAACTTTTTGAGAATAATTGGAAAAACAGTTCATTTAATATGCGTCTTTTAACTGGTGGTGTCAATTCATCTGACACAGACAACGAATGGAATCGATATATTGTAAATAATACATTAAACGGAACGATCATCGCAGGGGACAACAATGTGTGGAATTGGAGTGGGTTATACTCTTGGACAAGCACAACATCTGATTCTTCTTCAGGTAATAGGGTTGCAAGAGGTAGTAGTTCTGTATCTAATAGGACAACTATAGCAACATCTAACACTTCTGGTTTTCGCCCTATCTTGGAAATTGAATCACTATTAGCAATAAGTTCATTAATTAATGTTAATGGTGAATATAAAACTTGGAATCAAAATAATAAGCAATGGGTTACTGTTTCAACAACAATGCCAACAAAACAAGTGTTCACTGAACAAGGTATTGAAGATATAACTATTTTAAATAGAAAAATATCAGCGCTGCAACGCAGTATGAATGATAATGGTGCTTTAGGCAATGGAAGGGTATTTAAAACAACCGTTGATTTACAAAAATATTTCGATATTAGAAACTTGAATGTGAATTAAATAATAAATAAAATATAGATTTTATTTAAAAATAGAGATAGGATTTTGCTTAAAAATCAATTAAAACAATATGATTTTTACACTTTAAAGATTGAGAGGTGAAAGGATGTCGAATAACAAGATTTTAATTAAATCTGGAGAAGAATATAAAAAATATGACACAGCAACATCCTCATGGGTAACAGTAACCACTGCTACACCAAATGAATCAGATTATTTAAATGGTATAGATGTGTCTGAATTAGGTTCAATTCCACAGTCTGCATGGCGACAATTATCTGGCGTTATTGAATTGTCATATTATACCGATGATCCAAATAAAACTTCTGCAAATTTGGGGATTACTGCAAACTATTCTCCTTTAGATGAAATTGATGACGATTTTGAAATTGTTACTTGGTCTGGTGAGGTTGAAGAGAGTAAAAAAGTTGACATAACAGCTCTTCCAAAAGGACAATTACTTATTTCAAAAACCGATGTGAAAACATACGGAAAGTTGAGTTCAATTATTGTAAATAATATTACTCAAACTGGTTTGATAATTGGAAATATCAGATTATTGTTGTCATTTGATGATGAAGTAACGTGGAAATCTCATAATGGGACAGATTGGATTACAGTTGATAAAAATAATTTAAATGATGTTGCCAATAATGGATTGACACTTGACATATTGTCTACTTTGACAAGTGCTGATTTTGAGTCACAATTTATCGATGAGTATGTAAGAGTCGCTTATTATATCGAAGAAGATATAAGAGGAACAGATATTGCACAAATTGATTCTGTTCAATTTGATAATAAAGCACCAACTGAAACGACAGAAATAAACAATATGGCTTTATACATTTTGAATACTAAATCAACGATTAACGTGACATTTAACGCCAACCAATTAGAAGGAGAAATTACGGATGATGATTCGGGAAGGGTACAATATCGAATAATTCTAAATGGCAGTCCTTATTATCCAACAGATGGATCATTTACACAATTACAACCATCACCCGTTGCTATCAACATAAAGCTTCAAAACAATGAAATTTTAATTGGACAAAATAATGTATTACGGATTGAATTTCAAGATTATTGGGGAAATGCTGACTATTGGGAAGCGCAATTTGTGGGAACTTATGCAGGATTAATGTTTTCTGATCCGAATGGAGAATATTATACAACTGATTTAGGACAATTATTAAAATATATGGATTTTGGTGTTTTAGTTGCAGGACAGACTTCATTGGAGAATGAAGTTGTTTTAACTAATAAATACGGTTATCCAATTGAAAATTTGAAAGTTAGAGCTATCAATAACTTGTCAACTAACGGAATTCAGTTAGAGTTGAGCAAAACTGATACACCATTCATTGCAAAAGATGAATTAACTTTTGACCAAGTTTTAAATCAAGATGAAATGGTGAATTTTTATGTTCGTTTGGCTACTCAAATATCTGCTACTCCTGTGTCTAGTGGGACTTTTGAAATTAGAGCGAACGCTAAGAAGGTGTGATCTCAATACAATGAGATAGGATGTGCTAATTTATGGAAGATAAACAAGATTTGTTAGGAACTTTAGATGTTTCTCCTCATAATAGTTTTTACGTCAAATATAAACTATATCAAAAAGATAATAAAGATATTTCGGCAACCATTCAGCCAAGTTTTGTTGATAATAGTGAAAAAGATTTTTCTATTATTGTTAGTAGAAATGAAGATAAGGATGTTTCATCAACTTTAGATGTAAAGTATAAGGCACACAGCGAAGTTGTGGCAACTCTCCAACCTGTAAGCAGTAAATTTGTTGATTCAACCATTAATGTGAATCCTCATAATTCAATGTATGCTATTGTAGACATTCTACAACCACCACTGCTTACCAAAGAATTTACAATTACAAAAGATGCAACTACTAGAAATGGAATAGCATATCAAACTCTTAATTATGGCACTGAACCAACAATGATGACAGGATATAAAAATGGAGAAGAGTTTGAATCATATATTTCATTTGATTTTCAATTGCCACAACAAATGTTAATTCAAAATGCCTCATTAAAATTTTATTTTGTAGGGAATTTCCCTAATGATTTAAACATTAAACTATATTCTGTTGATAGAGAATGGTCAGAATATGGATTAACTTATAAAAATAAACCACAACGACTGGAACTTGTTTCTGAATCATATACCGTTAATTATTCGGATCGAAGTATTAATTTTGATTTAAAAAATGAAATAAACGCTCTTTACTCAAATCAAAAAACAACAAAGGGCTATGTTTTAGTTGTAGAAGATAATAATTCTGATAAATATATCAGTTTTTATACGAAAGAAAGTTTGACTCCACCAAAATTAATTATTGACTATTACGATACTCAGATATTTAGCGCGGGTAGAGCGCAAGTTAATTCAACTTTGTTTGTGTATGGTGGAGGCATAGAAGAAATCGGGGCTACATTGAATGTTTACAGCGATAGAGGAAATCACGATTTACCGTCTACTTTGTATATCCATAAATATGATGTTCCTGTGTCAAAAGATTTATCAATGAGTATTACTGTGTCAAGGAATGAAGTAAATAGTAGCCTTACTGTTTCACACAGAGATAAAAATGAGGCAATGATGACTGTAACAGTTGCGGAGAAATTGATCAATGACTTAATTTCAACGTTAAATGTGACAAGAACTGAAGTTAATTCTACATTTTATGTTAAATATCAAGACACAATAGATGCTAGTATTACTGTGCAAAAATATGAAACTCAAGATATAAAATCAACAATTGCTGTCAATCGGAATTCTATTGATTCAAGCATTTTTGTTAAAGAAAAAAGTTATTTAAACTCTTCTATTACTGTGCAGAAAAATGAAGGTTCAGATATTTTCTCAACAATTATGGTTACTAGAGAATGTATTCCGGCAGCCATAATTATCAAAGAGAGAAATTACTTGAATTCTACTATAACTGTACAAAGACATGAAGATTCAAGCGTTTTGTCAACGATTACTGTCATAAGAGAAAGTGTTCCTGCAACAATTACAGTAAAAGATAGAAATGACATCAATGCCACAATGTTCATATATCAAAATGATAAATCAGAAATTACATCTATATTAGATGTTAAGCGTGATTACATAAATGGAACAATAATGGTAAATACCCCAAGTGATGTTGATAGCACAATGATAATAAGTAAGCCAGAAATTAAGGCAGAAATAGCAATAAGAGTAGAAGATGAAAACAATTTAAATACTGTCATAAACATTAGAGCAAAAAATGCAAATGATTTATATTCTACGTTATTAGTAAATAGAAAAATAAATGGGGCGTATTATTACATTATCTAAAATGGAGGAGACAAAAATGAGAATTTATAATTATGAAATTGAACTGTTTGGTAAATTTTTAATGGAGTTAGAACTAAGAGGAAAAGAATCAAGAATGAGAACAAGACTAGTTAGGTTGTTGGACGAACATGTAAGATTAATTAATCAAGAAAGATTCGAAATAATTGATACCTATGCAAAAAAAGATGATAACGGTGAAATTGAGTTTCAAGAAGTAGACGGACAAAAAATGTTTAAGATCAAAGATATGGAGAACTACAAAAAAGAAATGGAAGAATTGATGAACGAGGTTTTTGTGATTGATGAAACCGAAGAAAGAAAAGAAATGTTGACTACAGTAGCTAATGCTGTATTAAACTGTGATATGTTGTTTAAAGGTGAAAAGGCACTTCAATATGATAGATGGTGCGAAATTGTAGAACAAATTAGTTATGAATAAAAACGAAATTAAAATAATAAAAGGATGTGTTTTAGTATGAGTGAGCTTAAAGAAATTTATGTACTGATTTTAAGAAAATATGATGGTGGAGAAGTTGTTGAAACCATTGCAAGTAGAGAAGAATTTTCTTCCTTCCAAATTGAAGCTTGGTTAAATCATTATGATGCTGATTATGCAACTGTGGTCAAAGAATATCACAGATAAGAATAAATGAGAGCAACAAGGAGGAGAAAATTTATATGTCGTGGAGTGGTGGCTTTTATGGAAATGGGAGACTTGCAAGAAAGAATTGGGAAAGTAGAAGAAAGGGTCATAAGCCTTGAAAAAAGGATGACTGACTCTGAACAGAGAGTGATGAACTTGGAGATGAAGAATGAGTCATTGATTAAATTAACTGCTGTTTTGGAGAAACAGGTGGAGTTGAATGAAAAACAAAATGCTGAACTAATGAATCAATTAAACAAGTTTTCTGATACCTTGTCTGATGTTAATAAAAATTTGACCAAATTAAATGAAAATCAAGACCAATTAAGCAAAAGAGTTGGGGACATTGAAGAAACGCTTAATGACAATAAAATCGACATTCCAAATTTGATAACCAAAATTATCATAACTGCTATCTGCACTCTTGCAGTTGGATATATTACTATCCAATTTGGAATTAAAAAATAAAATAAAGGGGTTGTTTAAGAATGGTAAACAAAAAAGATTGGGTTGTATTATTAGCTGGTTTTTTGGGTGCTTTAAAACTTTTTCTTTCTTCTGCATTTGGGGTTGAAATTCCTCAAGATGCAATTGATTCGTTTGTAGATATGGTTTCCTTTGGTGCTGATTTGTATGCAACTTATGTAATTACTAAAAAAGTTAAGAATCAAAAATAAATTAAAATAATACACAGAAAGGAGTAATAATTAATATGGGTAAGATTGTTGACCTGTCACATCATCAACCATCTAATAAAATAAATTGGTCTAAAGCAAGTAAAGAAATTGATTTAACAATTATTCGTGTTCAATACGGCTCAAAAACAGAAGATAGAGAGCATAAAAATCATGTTGCCAACTGTAAGAAATACAACATTCCCTATGGTCATTATGCTTATGGATGTTTTGTGTCTGTTAATGATGCAATAAAAGAAGCAAATGATTTCCTTAATCGTATCGATAAAGACGCTAAATTTCTTGCGCTAGACGTTGAAGATGATACGGTTAAGGCTTGTGGCACTCAAAATCTTGCAGCAGCTAGTCAAGCATTTATTGATACTTGTAAAAAAGCAGGTTATAAAGTAGGTTTTTATACTTCGCATGAACTTTATAATAAGTATGGTCTTAATAAGGTGAAAGCCGATTTCTTATGGCTACCTAGGTATGGTAAGGATAATGGAACACCTGATTTAAAGCCTGATTACCCATGTGATCTTTGGCAATATAGCCAAAAATGTAAAGTATCATGGTATGACGGTCTTGTTGATTTGAATTTGCTCAATGGTTCTAAACCACTGGAATGGTTTACGGGCAAACAGGTGCAAGTTGCAAATACAGCAGTAAATACACAAAATACTACGAAAAATGGAGGAATCAGAATGTATCAACCATCAAATTCTGAATTAATGAATGCCACTTTAAGAGTTTTGAGCCGATTATCTCAAAAAGATCCAAACGGAATTAGCAAAGATTGGTACACTAAGGCTCAAAAAGGTGAAATTCCTTTAGATGATGTTGTTGGATTGCTTTATGTTGCTTTAGATCGTGAATTGATTCAAGGATCAAATAAGTAATTGTTACATACATATAGCCCACTGGATTAACTTTCCGGTGGGCTTACAAAAGCTATAATTCTAATGCAATTTTCACTGAAAATGTTACCCTAAAAAATTTAAGAAATCTTATTATATCAACGTTTTATCATCTCTCTGCTAACATCAAGATAATTTACTGATGTCACCCTAAAATAATTAGGAAAACCAATAATATTAGGCTTTTCTCCTCCCTTCTGTCATTTTGAATTTTTGTTTTGTGTCACCCTAAAATCAATATTTGATGAAATTTTTTCCAAATACAATTGGTTCATCGTCTTTTAGGTAAATTGTGAATAAGAGCTTGTCCTCCACTTCTATTCTTTCCACTTTGTTTTTGATTTCATCGTCAGTTAATTGAAAATCATATCGTTTGTTTATGGTGTTTTTTAGGAAATCCTCTTCTATTGGTATTCTTTTACATTCGCCATAATTATCATATCGTGAGCAAACATAAACTCGTCTATTCCTATCTTTACGAGCTTTGAAATTCCCTCCACAGTGGAGACATTTTATCTTCTTGGAAAATAAAGGCATTAATAATCACTCCCTGATAAATTGATTATATCAGAGAAACGTTGATACAATAAGGTTTTTATATGTATACAAGTTTTACATGACACCAATGACATGTTGAATAGCCGATACTAACGAATACTGGCTTATTTTCAGATTTAGCCTTTTCAAATGCTTCATTTCCCCATGGATACCAATCTA